GCCGCGTGGAGTGCGAGGAGTGCCGCGAGTGCCGCGAGTGCCGCGTGGAGTGCGGGTGCCGCGAGTGCCGCGAGTGCCGCGAGTGCCGCGTGGAGTGCCGCGAGAAAAGAAATCCAAACCAAAATCATCAAGCAAGCAATTAAAATTATGGGATGGGAAGGAAACTGAAATGTACCACGAAGAAAAAATCATAGACGGAATACTCTGCTGGCGAAGCACACCCCAAGGGGACTGGATCGCATACACAGCCGAGCAGCTAACGGAGAAGCTGACCCAAGCCAAGAGGGACTTCACACAGGAACACACGAAGCGCGTAGACCTCCAGAACAGATACGATCTAGCGTACAGACAGGGCGAGGAGGCAGGTATGTCAAGGGCCTCCTGTCGTCCGGGCTTTGGCGATATGGGTGGATAAAATAATCAATAATCCCTCTTGACTGTCAGGAGGGATAGGACTATTTATAAATCCATAAACCAGAAAGAAGGTTATTCATGCAAGGTTCTAAACCGCCAGACCACACAGAGCATCATACTTCCGACAACCCGACCGCACGCGCATCCAGCAAGGACGCGCCCCCCATGCAACAACAGTCTGTCGGAGCCCTCCAGCGCGAGATGGTATTCTGCCCAGTCTGTACCTTCCGACTCCCCCGCACCGAGTGGGAGGCATCCAGCCAGGATTTCGCCTGTCCCAACTGCGAGCAGGTCAAATTAATTGCGGGGTTATATGACAATACATATACATGCACCACAAATAACAGCAAAAAAAATACATAAAACAGAATGTCTTGATTGTAAAAAGCGAACGGCAATGTTGCAATATTTTACACCCCGGTATGGTTGGGATAGCACCTGCATTAAATGTGGAAGAAAATGGTGTGATGGTGAATGGATGCCATTAGACTTTGTGAGACAATCGAGACAAAAATCAATTAATTATGCTAAACAATTATGGAAAAAATTGCCACCAGTGAGCGAAAATCACTATGGCATATAACGTTACGCATGAGCTTCGGCCAAAACAAACAGGAGATTAAAACCATGGAAAGAAACGAAAATCCGGCGACCAACGCCGTAAGTTCAACGCCCGTGTTGGAATGCCCTTCATGTGGGCGAAGAAGTTATCTCTGTGCTTTGGCTCATTGCTGGGCTTCAGGCTTGGGGATGTGGCTTCAAAATTTTTGCTGTGCTCCTTTTTATTAAAGCGGCGCATGACACGGGCTGTGCGATTCTCTGCGCTTTCGCAGAAGTGTTACGCGAGCATACTTCCAACAGGCGAATAAATGGAGAAAGAGAATGACAGGGATTGAAGAAGGAATGGATAACGGCGGGATTTTGCGGGTGACGAGACAAGATCAAGGATTCGTTGCTACCATGTGGTGGGGCGAGAATGACGGATACGGGCAAGGCGAAGCGGAATTGTCACTTTATGATGCCCTTTTGTCGCTGGATGGCGAGTTGCGGCGAGCGGAGAATATCCGACTTATTGGAAAGGGCATCCAACGATTAAGTTGAGTTGCCGGAAACAAAACAAGGAGAAAATTATGCACTGCGATAAATGTTGGGCGGAGGAATGTATCTGTGAAAATTGCGATCATATTCTTGGAGTTATCGACAACGAAAGAGGGTATGACTTCATTAAAAAAGAAACCGATCTATCATGGAAGCTTTATGAGTTGTTTGATTTTTGCCCAAAATGCGGATTCAAACTAAGCAAATAGAACGACTAACATGACTTTCGGTGCGCGAAACATCGACCGTGCACCGGACGTTTTCACCGTAAAGTCGATGGAATGGTTGGATTGGAGATTATTATGAACACTCAGATTAAATATAACAACGATACGAACAACACAGAGCTTTGGGTTAACGGGAAACTTGACCTCACGCTAGAACCTTCGCACATAACTTATGGTGACGATAAAGTCATAGAAAAAATGCTCCGGCATATGTACAAAAAGGGCAAAAATGAGAGCGGCATTCCGGATGACGCGCTGTGCTTCTTTAACGGTGGAACTGACGAGATAGCTTGTGTTAATGGTGATTTCATTTCTCAGGCAGAATCGCCGATTGGTTTTGGATCAAACTTTGAGGAAGCACTAAACGACTTCCAGAAAGAATCCAACAAATGAATGAGCCTTTGTGCCCTGTGGCTCAGATCAAAACAGGGCGTTTACACAATAGGCTCGATTTTCTGGTTGGGCTTTTAATGGGGAACGAAGATGGAAATTAAAAATGAATTAAAGAAACTCAATGAAGGCGAATCTCACACCTCAAAAGGTGAGGAATATGTGATTACTGAAAATCACTCACTAAACGATGTCCTTAGATGGCTCGTTGATCAGTCACAAGGCGATAAATCTGAGGTGACAACTCTGCTTGCACGACTCGACTAGCCCAATGACTAAAATGAGCGGTGGCGAAGCCATACGTTCTATTGACTGGTTAGATTTAAAAGTTGGAGAATAAAAATGGATTGTATTAATGCACCCAAACCAGAATCCATGCGGGGTCAAGGAAACCAAGACCAAGAAGCCGACTTGTCCAAAGGCTTGCTCGCTGTTAGGGGATGCGCCAACAAATCTAACGGCTGAGTTCAGTGGCCAATGAAGCCAAGGAGAAACCTATGCACGAAACAGAAACTTTAAAACAAGCCAAAGCCGATTCGCAAAAACGAATCGCGGCGGCTTCATTGGTACAATCTGAAACGACTGGTTGTGCAGTCGAATTGCTTCTTGGGAGCGAGACGCATTGGCCGACCCGCGACCTGCTGAGAATTCTGGCCGAAGCAACAGACATTCTAATGAGTCGATACGATTATGACGGCCACGGATGGGAGCGGCTCCATTACGCGATGGAACAGGCAACGGTTCGAGCGGAGGAGATTGAGGAAGCAATGAGAATACTGCACAACGACCATGTTGAGTCTGAAGAGACTCGGAGGAAACTATGACAACATCAAAAAATTCGGGCGAGTCTCTGATAGATTCCAACTTCTGGTTAGATGACTTGTGGGATCGCTACAGCTATTGGCGCAAAAAAGCCAGATGGTTCATGGAAGAAGGAAGAAAACTTGAGGCTATCGCTTGCGGTATCGAAGCCATGAAATTCAAAGATGAATATGACAACCTACTTTATGGAGTCATCTAACGTACCAAGATGCTACGCCACGGGAGCGCAACATGGCTAGCAAAAAAGACAGGGAAAAAGAACAGTCTTTAATCAGAAAGAGGGATACATCGTTCTGGGTCTGAGTCGAGATATGTACAAGAAGGATACCTAATATGCCTGATAAAACCAAGGAGGATATCTCCTCCATTCACGATGCCCCTGAACTGTCCAGTATACTCAAACTATGCCGACACCTTGTTGACAAAGCCTATCCCCTTGACGGGGGGTACAGGGTGCCTAAGAGGGAGCTGGACAGATTAAGGAATAAGATGTGGAGGATGCAGAACCATGATTAAAGACTACGAATTAGCTGACGGGAAGGGAGTCCTCCTACTTGGGGACTGTCTGGAGCGAATGAAGGAGATACCAGACGGATGCGTGGATATGGTTTGCTGTGACATGCCTTACGGCACGACAGCCTGTAAGTGGGATTCTATTATTCCGCTTGAGCCGATGTGGGAGCAGTTGAAGCGGGTGATTAAGCCGAACGGGGCTATCGTTATGACGGCAAGCCAGCCGTTTACTACGACCCTTATAGCGTCTAATTTAAAAATGTTTAAATATAACTTAGTGTGGGAGAAAAGCAGATCAAGCTCGCCAATGTTAGCAAAGAAGCAACCAATGCGATTCCATGAAGATATTTGTATGTTTTACAAAAAACAGCCGACATATAACCCAATAATGGTTGAAGGTGAAAAAAATCACGGAACAAAGGCAGGTAGTGCAACAATTAATATTCACGGTGGGAAGAAAAGCGAGTTCAAAGCAAACACAAGTAAAATGAAATACCCTAGAAGCGTAATAAAAATAAAATCAACAGATAGCACAAGAAATTTACACCCAACCCAAAAGCCAGTCGCCTTGATGGAATACCTAATAAAAACCTACACCAACGAAAGCGAAACGGTATTGGATTTTACAATGGGTAGTGGCAGCACTGGCGTAGCAGCTAAAAACCTAAACCGAAAATTCATCGGCATTGAGATGGACGAGGAATACTTTAAGATTGCCCAGGAGAGGATCGCTAATGCCAAATAATATTCTAGTCTGGCCATCCAAATTCGTCCTCGGTGTCAAAAATCTTGACGGTCCGCACATCGACAAGAACGGCAAAACCTTCCGTCCGGAGTTAGGACATCCCTACACCATCCAAGAAGCACTCGACACGGAGCATCCCTCGGACGCGCACATGACCCTGTTTGTGCTCAAGGAGAAGGACGGCACGATAGTTCCAGCCATCCCCCTGCTCTCCAAGTCCACGCTTAAAAGTGTGCGGGCGGAAGGTGGAGACCTCCTCCTGACCGCAGCCGCCCTTGATTGGGACACGCCGGGGCACATCACGCTCACGCCGGAACTCCTGTGCAACTTCCTTACCAAGTTCCTCGCGGCATGTGCGGCGGATGAGCGGCTGGCTAAGTGGAGAAGCTACTACACGACCCGTCACGGATGCCGCGTGGTCTATGAATTGGAGGAGCCCGTTCCCGTGGATGACGGGGAGCGACGAATCCTGTCCATCCTCAACGAGTTCAAGAGGCAGGATCTGAGATTCGACACGGCGTGCAGGGATTGGACGCGACGCTTCCGCCTGCCCAAGGTGGTGCGCGACAACATCCACACAAAGGATGAATCCATGTTTGCACTGGAGACGCAGGATGTCCTTCTCGATCTCCGCGAGTTCCGCAAGGCCGATTGGCGCACCTCTGTGAATGTGACCCCTTTCCGGCGAAGCGACAAGATACCCTCGCAGGACGATTGCAATGCTCTGCTGTCAGAGTCGGGGGCGCAGGGCAAGGGCAAGATGACGCGCTTCCACAAGAAGGCCAAGGCGGTCATCAAGAAAACCTGCTTCTACGATAATATCTATTCGGAGAATGTTCCGTTTTGCGGAGACACCGGACGCAACGAATTCTTCGGGAAGATTCTCGGTGTCCTCATTCCCATGCTTCTAGACTCTCTACAGGCTACCCCTGAACAGGTGTTCGCCTTATTCAGAGATCCCCTTGAGGAGCTGGAGCAGTTCTCCGGCAAGCAGCACCCATCGGAACATTTCTGGAATATGCTCCAGGACATCTACGAGCGCGAGCACTCCTTGTTCGTGTCTAGGGAGGAAGCACGCGCCGAAGCTGTGGAAGAGGGTCAATCCACCATGGAGCGCATGATCGCCGGTATGAAGCAGTGGTGCGATGACGAGAGGCTGTTCTCCGAAGATACCGATGAGGTCGAAGGGTTTATCCGCCGCCACATCTTTGCCAATCTAGGCAAGTTCTATTATCCGATGGATCAGGACGGCTGGTATTCCAATCACTGCCTGATGCGCGATCAGCTCGTCTCAACAATCCGCACAACATATCTTGCCAACATCATCGAAACCCAAAAGACAGATCTCAAGGGGGAGCTTATATCCGTCTCGCCCACGGAGCTGGTCAACAGCCACTCTACGGTGGTGAGTGAGATCAAGATGTCGCCCTTGCAGGGAGCGAGGGGCAGGATATCGGGGCTCGACACCTTCTCGCCCTCACTGACGCTTCCTATGTATCAAAGAAACGAATTTCTCAAGGCCGAGTATAACGGAGCCGTGGACGGGTGGCTCCGCCACCTGTTCGGGCATTCCTATGCAGAGGCGGCTAAGTGGGTAGGATATGCACTCGCCTTCGAGGAGGGTCCGATCTGCGCCATCTCCATCTCAGGCTCGGGGTCGGTCGGCAAGAAGATGTTCACCGAGGGACTGGCGGAATGCCTGCTCGTTCCGTGGACGGCCACCGGACACGACATGATCGGCAGAGAGAACAGCGGGATGATTAAGACGCCGTTTCTCGTGGTCAATGAGGGCTTGCCCAAGGCTCGGGATAAAAGTGCCTCCGACACCTTTAAGGAGTTGACAGCCGGAGATCCTATCAGGGTGCGCGAGCTGTACAAGCCCCCCGTCAATGTCCTCAACCCCATGCGCTTGATCTTCACGGCCAATGATCACTCTGTCTTGCAGGAGATCTCAAGGGGCAAGGAGCTTACCCCCCAGACGCGCAAGGCCATGGGCGAGCGGTTGCTTCACTTCGATGTAGGGGACGATGCGGAGCAGTATCTCAGGCGGCTTGGAGGCAGGGCATTTACCACCAAGGAAGGGGCTAGATGGATTCGCGGGGATTCCGACGAGCCTTCGGACTATGTCGTGGCCAAGCACTTTCTCTATCTCTATCAGAACAAGCCCCCGCGCAATCCGGCGGATCGCTATTGCGTGATGGGTAACTGCAACGAAGCCGAGTCGTTCCAGATCGCTTCGCAGTCCGAGTTCCTACCCGCTGTTATTCGAGGCATCGTAGGGCTGTGCGAGAGGCCGGGACAGTTGAAGAAGCACGTAGCGTTGACCGTGAAGGGAAGCATCCTTGTCACCATTCAGGGCGTTCTCTCCTACATCCGCGACATCAATCAGGAGCAGATTAGCGAACGCGCCATGGAGGGCGTTCTGAAGTCGCTGTACAAGGAAACGAAGGCGTATGATCGTGACGGGCTCTTTTATTACAAGCTCAATCCCGGAGCTATCATGGATTGGGCGAAGCCTCGCGGCCTGCCCTGCGAGAAGATAGAGAAGATGTACGAGCTGAGTAAGAGGGAGTTGCCTTAAATCCAGATCGAGAGCGGCATAAAAATAAACCAAAAATAATGCTTGATAATGGGAACGGGTCGGAATAGAACAGTAACCAACAAAAGGAAGAGGTACAGATATGAACCTGAAAAATAAAAACACAGATACACTGGTCAAGAAGCACGCGGACATGGAGCGGACAGGGAGGACAGATACAAACAAGTTCAAGCACCTCGTTGGGATGCTCAGGAAGCGGGGGGTACAGATATGAACACAGCAATAATTATTCAAAGCATCGGGCTCTTGATCGGGCTCCTGCACACGCCGGGTATAGTTCAGGCGGTCATACAGAATCACAGGTACGAATGGCCGGGTGTGCTCCTTTGGGGCTTGGGCTGGACGGTATTTATCATGGGAGGTATGGTATGAAAAAACAACGCATAGTAAAAATGACGAAGCATCTTCCGGCACTTGAGCCGGTGGGATTGAATCAGTTCAACGCCAAGAACTACGCTGATTGGTGCGAGGCCGAGTCTAACAGGATAGGCAAGGACGCCTATGTTATGTTCGAGACCAAGAAGAATGGGATCGAGTGGTGCCACATAGAGCGCACGCTGTCCAGCTCAGAGGGGAAGAACTCTAAATGAGCGGATTCTACCCCCCAGGAGTGAGCGGTATGGAGCCTCAGATTATAGGATGGGGCACAGAGGACAAGTGCTCCAGATGTCTGGAACGCGCCGACCCCGAAGTCCCGCTGGCCTCAATCCCTGATTGGGAAGTCGAGAAGGACGGGGAGTATTTATGTACGGAATGTGCGGAGGATATAGGATGACGCTGAAACAAGAACCACCGACAGAAACGATATTCTCGCTGAAGATCGCGGAAGGGAAGTACGAGATATTTCAGACGAACAAAGGCTCCATGGCACTTAGATACGACGAGCCTTGGAGAGACATCACGGGGGATAATCTGATCTTGCTGATGGCTTATGAGCTGGCGGAGACGAAGGCTAAATTGAAACAGGCGTTGGAGGATATAGGATGACCAACACACTAATCAACACCCTGATCCCCATCCTCATCCTCGTCGAGAGCAACGGCAACGATCAGGCTGTGGGAGATGGAGGGCTCGCAGCAGGCTGTCTCCAGATTCATCAGTGCGTCATTGATGATGTGAATCGGGTCTATGGTACGGAATATGTGCCCTCGGACCGCATCGACAGGGAGTGCAGTATTGAGATCGCGGGATGCTACCTCGCCTATTGGGGGCGCAAGTACGAGGAGGCTACTGGAGGCAAGGCCGGATACGAGGAGCTGAGTCGGATTTGGAACGGCGGGCCTGCGGGGTGGCAGAAGAAGAGTACAGATCGGTATTGGGAGAAGGTCAGGGAGATGCTATGAAACTTGAAGTATGGTTTGAGAACGGGGATGTCAAGTACATCGATCTGACAGAGATGGAGAAGAAGCGAGGAAAGGCTCGTACTGTCCAGTTGGTGGATTCTGCTTGTATCGAGCTGGATGAGACAGAGGCGGATTGTATCCAAGGGGATATGTAACCAAGGAAGGTAGAGTTTGAGTGACATGATTATACACTATAGAGAGTTGAATAAAATAATCTACCGGATTGAGAGAAGCTGGTGGTACCGAGGATGGATGTGGATGCTGGAGAAATTGGGAGGATTGGTTTGAATGTGGACAGTACCAAACAACTTAGACATCTATCCCTCTGTTCCGGATATGACGGTATCGGACTTGGACTTGAGCGAGCAGGGCTCGACATTGGCTTCACAGTTCATGTGGAGATCGAAGCCTTCGCAGCCTCGAACCTGGTCAACAAGATTGAAGCGGGAGCCTTGGGTGCGGGCGTTCATTACCCGAACCTTAAAACCTTCCCATTCAGAAAATTTCGAGGATGCTTTGATATCCTATCTGGGGGGTTCCCCTGCCAGCCCTTCAGCCAAGCCGGAAAAGGCAAAGGAGACGAAGACCCCCGCCACCTCTTCCCCTATATCGTCGAAGGGATCAGAAAGTGCAGGCCTAGTATTGTCTTCCTCGAAAACGTCGAAGGAATCGTGTCCGCCAAGCTCAAAGGAGAGGGATGGCGAGACCCCGCAGGAACACCCGTTCTGCTCCATGTCCTTAGAGAATTGGAGCGCGTGGGTTACAGAGCAACGGCAGTCCCGTCGTCAGCGTCAGAAGTCGGTGCTCCTCACCAAAGAAACAGATGGTTCGTTATCGGAACGCGGATGGATGACCCCGAGGGCCGGGAATCAGTCATCAACGCAGACGACCAGCGGAAGGGATCAGTCGAAGGTGACGAGCTTGGACGCTCAAGTTCCATATGTGGAGGCGAAGAATTGGCCGACAACGTGTACGAGGGATCACAAGGGTTGCGGGAATGCGGTGGACCGGAAGGACGGGAAGAGTCGGTTAGATTCTCTAGAGGCCGTGGTCAAGTATGGCCAGCCCGCCCCGGAGAAGCGCAATACGGATGGGAGCCGCCGAGAGTCGTTGGAAAATATCCAATGGCGAACACCGTCCGCGATGGAAGCGGGAGCAAGAGTGGAGACACTGTTCACGAAGGACGGGAAACCAGCGAAGCCGGGGCAGAGTGCATACAGGCTTCAGCCGGACGGGAGGCTTGTGCTTCAGAGTCAGACGATAAACCAGCAAGTCGAGATGGCAGAGTCGTGGCCGACAGTAATGGTCGGAGAAGCGCACTTGACAGTCGGCAATCAGAAAGTCGCGGATGCGAGGAAGTCAGAGGGGAAGATGAATCTGACAAGAATGGCGAGTGTAGGGGGCAAACTCAACCCCCGATGGGTGGAAACCCTGATGGGGCTGCCGGTGGGATGGACTATGCCGAGCTGTGCGAATCCTGTGACAATCGTACCGACGAGCTGCGACTGCTCGGAAATGGTGTCGTGCCCCAGTCAGCCTGCGAAGCATTCATTAGAGGGATGCGGGACTTGGGCTACACCAAATACGATGGACCATCTAGCGCAGAGGAGTCCGGAGGCGTTAAAGAGGCAGTCGGAGACCACTCGTAAAGGAAGAGCCAGGCCAGCGAATCTAAGAGAACAAGTAAACCCGAAAGCATGTGCGATTTATATGAATAAAAAATCCCTACGCCTGTCCGCCAGCCAGATCGACACAGCCCGGACCTGTCTTCGCGCTTGGTGGCTCGGCAAAATAGCCAAGTGTCCACAACCCTTCGACAGGAAGCTGCTCCTCGGGGAAGTAGGTCATGGAGTCTGTGAGAATCACCTCCTGTCCAAACCCCTCTATCCCGATGGATGGACAAGTCCAATCAATCGCTTCACCGGACAGGCATCCGGGCACGCCATATCCACCACGGAGCAGGCTCTGGTCAAGGCACTGATCACCAAGTCCATTGATGAGGGTGTTCTAGTCCGGCATCCCGATCAGTTTATCGAGAAGGAGTTCAAGGCGAAGTGCGGCGAGATTGAGGGGATTAAAATATCCCTGATCGGATACATCGACCACTTCTACGGGAACCACATCGACGACCATAAATTCACGGGAGCCCCGCGATACTATGGGGTCTCTAAATTATCCAGAGCCACAGCCATGAATCTGTACGCTTGGGCTATGTACGAGGAGGGGCTGATTAAGGAAGATACAGCGTGGCTTCGATACAATCTGTTCGTGAAGGACACCTCTAAGCCTATGGTCAAGCCCGTATCCGTGGAGAAGTCCAAGGAGGACATCTACTCCTTCTACAGGGAGGAGATAGAACCCTCCTATCGCCCGATGGCTCTGGCCTTCAAGAATTGCACGGAGTATCATCAGGTCGAGTCCGCCATGGATCAGGGACGCGCCAAGCAGGCTTGCGATAAATACGGAGGATGTCCCTACCTAGACATCTGCATGGGCAGGGTGAGCGTGGATTCCTACAAGGAGCGATTCAACAAAACCAATCTCGATGAGAGAAAGAAAAGTCAGTCAGACATATTGAGTAAATTAACGGGCACAGCCCAAAAGGAAGGAGAAAAGAAAATGCCAGGATTCCTATCAGGATTGAAGCAACAGGACGCGGGGACATCTGCCCCTGTCGAAAAAGAGACCAAGCCGGTCGAGAAGGAGCACGTCCATAACGGGGCGGAAGCAGAGATCAAACAGATGGATGCCGCCCCATGGGCATTCGCCGCATGTCCGGTCTGTAAGGACACAGCAACGCCGGGCATCAAGGATTCCAAGCCCTGCAACATCTGCGTAGTCTCAACCAACGCAGCAAAGGAGCAGAATCCAGATCAGCCCGTGCTCGACGACTACGAGGTAGCTGTCGCGGATAACGGCACCGTCACTTGGACAGCCAAGTCCGGCGAAGTAGTCACCGAGGCCAAGCCGGTCGAGAAGGAGCCGGAGGTCAAGGAGCAGGTGGAGAGTCTGGGAGGAGATGAGTTCGAGGAGGAACTGTCCCCTGCCGAGACATCAAGCGAAGAGGCGTCCGTCCCCTCGTCCGATCCACTCATAGGATCTGAACCTTCTCCTCTGGTCGGTGTGGACAAGACGTTCAATCAGGAGAAGATGGGATTCAGCCTCTCCTACAGTGCTGTCCGTAGCCGGAAGCGTCAGGGTCGGAAGATGGGTGAGGCCAACACAGTCATGCAGGCTGATGAGCTTCTGGAGGTCGTCAAGGGCGGTCTGCTCGAAACGGCTAACCGGTGCGGGGCTCAGGCTCGGGAATGGCTCGACATCGACGTGTTTAAGCGTCGCGAGATCATCCAGCACAACGCCAAGGAGATCGCGGAGCTGGTACGCAACAGCACACTCGATGCGTCTGCTCTGGTCAAGGGATCGGACACGGACACCCTGATTCGTGCGATTGATCGTTATGCTGGATTCGTCTTCGGGGAGGTGGGGAAGTAGGGATGATAATCCTCCCCTTCGGGGGAGGGATATTTTTAGAGGAGAGAATAGGATGCAAGGAACAGAGTACAAATTCATAAATATGCTAGGACAGGAACGAGGCTACACCCTGCGCGAGGATGCCGATCCCGAGAGCGTTGCTTGTAAGATGGTTGAGTTGTCAGGGATGCCTTGGAAGGTGGTGAAGGGTTGAAGGATAAAAACTTACATATGTGCGTACTGGAAGGATACCCAGAAGATGGGTACGGCGAAGCAATCGAGTGTGTAGAGGAGCGCGAGGACGGAACGCTGTGGGCAAGCAACAGCGAGTACGGCACACAGGTGAATTTCTGCCCTGTGTGCGGATGGGAAGCCGGTAGGAAAGTAAAAAAAGTATGAGTCTCTCCCTCCTAAAATCCAAGCCATCCCCCGCCTCCAAGCCGATAGCCGTCCAGTCCGGCAACCTGCCCAACTTCACGCGCATGAAGGAGAAGGCCATCGCCAATCTGGAGGAAGAGGTCAAGAGAATAGCGGAGCTGCCTGTTCAGTCCCCTCTAACCAAAGAGGAGGTTGATCTGGTGTCGCGTCACTATCTATCCCCCGAAGCCTATCAACAAGACGAGAGGCTCCGTCCCGAGCAGGCACTCGCCATGTGTCAGTATATGGATTACGGGGGCGTCTTCTGTACCTTGGGTGTGGGTATGGGCAAGACCCTGATCAGCTTCATGGTCGCCAACGAAGCCTATAAGAAGGTGATCAAAGCCCGACAGGAGGGCAACCTCGATAAGGAGGCTCGTATCCTTCTGGTGGTGCAGGCGAACCTCATCCCCAAGTGCGAGAACGATGTCCCCTTCATGCGTCGATTCCTCAAGGAGATCCCGCCTATCTTTGTAATGAAGGGGAGCAATAAGAGGCACCGCACCATGCTTGCGAAGTCCGGCAGGCGCGGGGTCTATGTCTGCTCGTACCACACGCTCTCCTCGAAGGATGCCACGGACATTCTCAACACCCTCCGCCCGTCCTGCATCATCTGTGACGAAGCCCAGAACGTGGCGGGGACGAAGGACAGTGCAAGGGCTAAAAGATTCCGCGCTTTCGTCAACGAGCACCAGCCCGAGGTCGTCCCGCTCTCAGGTACAATGACGCGCAAGTCCGTCATGGAGTATTTCTTTTTATCCAAGGCCGCTCTGGGGAAGTACAACTTCCTGCCCAATTCCACACACATGGCAGAGGAGTGGGCGGCTGTCCTTGATTCCTCGGCTCCGAACATGGGGAATTTCCGCAACGACATCCGGCCTCGCCCCGGTCCGATCTCCTACCTCACATCATGGTGTCATAAATATTTTCCGGAGATTGAGCTGCCGCCGAATCTGGTCGGGTTCCGCAGAGCCTTCGCACAGCGGATGGTCACAGCCCCCGGAGTCATCTGCTCGACAGAAGAGGACGCTGTGGGGGCAGGTCTGGTCTTCTCGAACAACAGATGCAAGGGGATGGAGTCGCGCCCCGGATGGGATAAATTGCAGGAGCATCTCGACATCCTGATCAATGATTTCCAAACCCCATCGGGGGAGGAGCTCGCCTGCGCCATGAATGTCTGGGGCTACCGCTACCAGATGGAGGCCACCGGCTTCTATTATGATCTGTATTGGCGAGAGCCCGAGAAGATGGCGAAGATCAGGGGAGTCAGTCTGGGTGAGGCCAAGGATATTCTTGAACGATCTCAGGAGCATCACGAGAAGCACAAAACCTATCAGGCGGCTCTGAGGCACTGGCTCAAGAACAGCTCCCGACCGCATCTCGACACCCCCGCTCTGGTCGGTACGAATATGCGTAACCACGGAGCCAACAATGTCGGGCAGGTTCTGTACTCAGCGTGGAAGGATTGGAAGGGCTCGGCCTTCGAGGGGATAGAAGTGAGGCAGTCCCGTCCGGTCAGGGTCTGCGATTTCAAGATAAAGTGCGTGGCCGATGATGTCTGGAAGAACAGGAAGGACGGAGGCATCGTATGGTTCACTCACGCCGAGATGGGGAATTGGATGATGGACGAGCTGAGGGAGCGAGGGCTCGATCCTATCCACTGTCCTCGCGGGGATTGGGCTAATAAGTTGCTGGCCGATTCGGGCAAGATCAAGGGGAAGATTATTGTAGCATCCACGACAGCCCACGGGACGGGGAAGGATCTCCAGCACGGCTTCTTCAGGAATTATTATCTGCAAACGCCGGTCTCGGCTGCGACGCTGGAGCAGAATCTAGGGCGCACCCATCGCCCCGGACAGAAGATGGATGAGGTGGACGGGTATTTCTACCTCTGCACGGATTTCGACCACGCTCATTTTAATGCTTTGTTGAACGATACGGCCTACATGCAACAGACGACCACGCAGAAGCAGAAGCTGTTGATCGGGAGTTATAATTTCCGGCCTAAATCTATTCCCTATACAGCACTACAGGAGATGGGGGCATCGGTTAAGCGCGGGGATGCGAAGTTGCTGGAGGGTATTTTGGAATCGAAGGACACGAACAGGATAGCCCTAAAATAAATCAAAAATAAATCTTGATATTCCGAATCGTTCGGGATAGAACAGTAGACCAAGTCAAAGAAAGGGATTGTCCCTGAGAGGCTAAAACCAAAAAGGAAAAAGTAATATGTCAGATATAGCATCAAGATTCAAGGGCTGCGCCGCAGCCGAAGTCAAGGCAGGTCGAGTGCCTAATCCCGAGCTGGGCAAGGCCGCGTACCTGATCGATACCGTCCGGATGAAGGATGGACGCAACGGGGGATTCCGCACGGAGGTCAACATGACCTGTCTATATGGAATACAAGCCGGTACTACATCCGAGGGGAAGGAAGCCGGACCCAACCACGCAGGGGATAAGGTCAATCAGTGCATCTTCTCCGGCGATTACTTCCACAAGCAGTTCAAGGAGTTCTGCCTCAAGGCTATTGGCAAGGAGCCCCACGAAGAGTTGGAGATCGCGGATTATGTTTGTCCCACCGCCGACTATCCTGGAAAGCCGGAACTCGACCGCCTCCAGATCATGTGGGAAGAAGTTCTCCCAGGTATGGTCTGTGCCTTCGATCCCAAGGATGGCTCGGCTACGGAAGCCGGTGTGTTCGACGGGCAGGTAGTTTTGGAGATCGGCACGACCGAGAAGGATGTGCCTACCCTGATCGACAAGTCCAAAGGGGTTGTGGACGGCAACTTCATGTTTGACGCCAACGGGAATAAAATCTCGAAGGTCTATCGCAACTCCTACTTCAATCGGAAGATCGGGAAGGCTGAAATCCGCGAGAAACTTGACGAGAAGGATCTGGCACGATTCTTCGGTTCGGTTGAAGCGTTTGAAGCATTGGAGGATTAACCCAAAAGGAAAGGAAGGATAAGATGATGAAGACACAATTAGTATTGTTGGGAACCATAGCTGTGGTCTCGTTTCTTGTAGGCAGTCTGTGCTGGACGTATTCTGTCAATGAGGTGTTCGAGATGATAGGCTCCGCCAAAACAATCGCGTGGTGGCAGGGTGGTTTGATAGGTCTCGTCCCGTATTTGGGACAGGTATCCATCCCTGTGGCCGTCATTGTATGGATTGTCGGTCTGATTGTTTAGGACTAAGTAGTTCAGCACCGGCACGGGCGAGTGGGTGAATATCCCAGAAGCCGAAGGTGCTAAAGTCCGTGCCGGTGCTTTTTTAAATCACATAGGAAGGAAATGGTAATCATGGGACACCCCGCAGAATTAAGAATATGTATCGTAGGCTCCGATAAGGAATCCGCCCTTAAAAAAGGATTGAAGGAAATAAATGAAGCACTTCAAGGGGGCTTCGAGATATACGGACAGCCCGCGTTATTGTCCGGCAATCGAGTCCTATACAGTCTGCTAAAGCCGGAGGTCAAGGACAAGGTGTATGGAGAAACAGCATACCCCTCAGATAAGCAGCTCGGATATATCCGGTGGGCCTTCAATGTTCCGGAGTTCGATGTCCAGACGCGCAACCTCACAAGGCGCGAGTGCTCTGATCTGATCTCATGGCACAAGGACAACCACGACAGGAAGCAGTTGAATGAGAAATATCTGGTGGAGCAGTTGAAGACGCTACGGCCTGACGGGGAGCCGGAACCCGAGAAGGACAAGGACGAGTACAACGATGATTTGCCATTCTAAAGGAGAATAACAATGCCCATCTACACAGCCCAGGACACCGAGACAACCTTAATAGGAATAGACAACGTAATCCCCGATCTAATCTGTAGCTCCTTCTACAAGCTAGGGGACAAAGACCCGACAGTGATGCACTGGAGCCCCAAAACCCGGCACTCCGATACCGCTCGATCCCTTCTGGAGAATCCCGAACAGCATGTCATCTACCACAACGCATCCTTCGACCTGTCTGTCCTCGCCAAGTTTGATTGGGATTTACTCCCCGTCATCTGGGACGCACTTGAAGCCGGGCGCCTCCACGACACCATGATTCGGGAGATGCTCCTGAATCTCACCACCACAGGCTCGATAGATATTGTCGAGCAGCACGGTATCAAGAGGCAGGTATCCTACGCCCTTGCCGAACTGGTACTCAAATACCTCAATATCGACATCAAGGAGGAGAAGGAGGCCGAGGATTCAGTCCGGCTCAACTACGAGGCTGTCATGCACAAGCCCCTTAATGAGTGGCCGAAGGAGTTTGTTGAGTACGCCGGTAAGGATGCCGAGTATGCAGGTCTGGTGTTTCTGGAGCAGGAGAAAGCCCGTCAGGAATGTATCGACACCACGGGATACGACCCCTTCGTCAAGGAGTCCTTCGTCATGCTTTCCGCCCTCGCGCTCCAGTTTATGACGGCTCAGGGTAACCTGCTGGACAAGGAGCAGGTCTTGAAGGTCACAGAGGAGTTCCTGACCAAGTACAACGACGACGATCTTGTGTGGCCTCTGAGCCACTCTAAATGGATTCAGAAGTGTCAGCAAAGACAGCCCGGGCTCTCCCCCCAGAAGATCCTTGAGTTCGCCCGCAAGGATTGGGAAAGTGTCGAGAACCAGAAGTATTGGGACGGTTCCGGTCTGGTCATCCCTGCTGTCCCTCCACTTCCCAACAAGCGAGGCACCAAGGAGCATCAGCCCGAGTGCATAGGACATAAGGAGCATCCACAATTCAAGAAGGGAGCCACGGTTAAGAACTGCGCCTGCCCTGTCAAGATGCTCAAGGCACAGCCGGAAAAAGGCAGTACCGTCAATCTGCACGCCTATGTATGGGAAGCCGCCCGCCGCAATCCGGAGATTAAGCTGTGGCTCTCCGATGGGTACAAGGACAAGATGAAGGATGCCGGGCTTGATGCTCCGCACCCCGTACCTTGTGATTTCATCATGGAGCACGAAGCCCCGCCATCCCTCGACCTCGGGGGCAAGAAGCCCGAGCGGATGCTCCTGAAGGTTGACAAGGAGTGGCTCGCCACCTTCGCCGCCCTCGACCCCGTGCTTGAGGTCTACAACGAGCGGCACAAGATTCAGAAGATCGTCACCTCCTACCTACCCTGCCTGTATTGGGCGGACGGGTACAAGACAGGATGCCCTTTGATTATGGAAGGGGAGTCCGACAAGTTTGCCAAGAAGAGTCCGGCGGAGAGGGTTCACGCACAGTTCGCTCCATTGAAAGAGACGGGGCGTACCTCCTCCTATGCGGCCAAGCGAGGTCGGGGCAATTCAGCCACTGTCACCTTCCCTTCATGGAACGGGCAGCAGGTTGATCCTAGAATAAGAGGATGCGTGGTGCCTGAGCAGGGCAATGTCCTCTTCAGTATCGACTACTCCGCCATGGAGCTAGGCACCGCCGCGCAGATCGCCTACAACCTGCTGGGCTATGAAGGCGTCCTGATGAAGCTGATCAACGAGGGCAAGGACACGCACTCCTATCTTGGAGCGCAGATCGCCCTGAAGCTCGATCCGGAGTTCACGCAGGCTTGGGGTCTCGACCCCGACGATCCTGACAAATCCTATGAGCTGTTCATGTCGGTGAAGAAGAACGACCAGGAATGCGACAGCCCTGTCTTTCGCTCCATCTTTGAGGAGTGCTATTTGGGCAAGAAGTGGGGCGACCACGAGGTCACATGGGATGATTGCCTGATGAAGCAGTATTTCAAGCACTTCCGCACCTTCGGCAAGCCGACCGGCCTCGGATTCTGGGGAGGGCTCGGGGAGCCTACCTTCGTCTCGATGGCTCGGGCTACCTACGGCATCCCTGTCACCTTGGAGATCGCCAAAACCCTGCGGCAGGTCTGGCGCACCTATATTCCGGAAGGGCAGAAGTATCTCGACTATGTGAATAAGCGGATGGTCGATAGATTAGCCGAGCCGGAGATTGTCGAGGACGACCACGGGAAGCTGAAGAAGCGTCAATTCTACTGCTACGACACCCCCCTCGGGATGCACAGGGCCAAGTGCTCGTACACTGCCGCTGCGAATGGGTGTGCGTTGCAGTCTCCTTCTGCCGAGGGGGCTTTGGGCGGAGTGATCGAGATTATGAAGTCCTGCACGGTCGGCTCGTTGGCTGGGTATGTATTTCCCAGTTTATTCATCCATGATGAAATCTTCGGGGAGCTGGATTATTCGAGGCCGGACAACACGACAGAGATGATCGCGCAGATGGAGAATATCTTGGTCTCTAATATGGAGAAGGCCACGCCGGACGTGAAGGCTAAGGCTGAGTCCGCCCTGATGCTTCGTTGGGATAAGAGGGCAGAGGAAGTCAGGGATTCGGATGGGAATCTGGTTCCTTGGGAGCCGGAAGAAGAAAAAACAACAAAGGAGAAATAGATTATGTTGGAAACAGTATTAGATTGGACATTGGGAATATTCTTGGCGGGTGGTCTAGCGTGTGGATGGGCGTCCTTTTTTACCGTTCGGAAGCTGAAGAAGGATACCTCGGAGCTGAAGGACGACAGCAAGAATTTGAACGAGTGGGCACATAAAGAGCATCAGTTCGACAAAGATCACGATGCTTGGGCATTAGATACCATACAAGCCATCTGCCCCCATGATGATTGGGAGTATTCCAAGATAGAGAAGCTACAAAAGAGATACGTGCTTTACTCTCCGGTCGGATATATAGAAGACTCGTTTGATCCAAAAAGGTACAAATACACCAAAATCTGCAAGGTCTGTGGCCTGTCCCAAGAGATCGATAGGGACGAATACGACGAAGCCCTGCGTGAAATCGAGATGGTCGAGATCAAGAAGGCTCGCGCAGTCCTCAATGAGCGTATGAAGAAGGTGATAGATTAATCATGCTAAAACACCTAATACCATTAACCGAGCAAGCCCGGCGCTTTATATCCCTCTACGGAGACACCTTCGCCCTTCTAGGGGTCAAGGCAGTCGGTGCGGCTATGACCATCCAATCTATCCGGACGCAGCAGATTCTGTCTGTGAGTAAGGATAAGGAGGGGATCTGGGTCAATGGGGTGTTGTTTTGTAAGGAGTGGTAATTATGGAAAAATATACAACAGGAACAGGACAGACGCTGCGAGTCCACGACAAGAAGGACTGCACAGGGCATTGCCCGATCCACAACCCGTCAGAGCACCACATGAAGGATTGGCCTACGAATTGGCGCGAGGATCTGGGATTCATGGAGCGCATCTGCCCGCACGGGATAGGACACCCCGACCCTGACGATAAGAATGCCGATCCTGTACATGGATGTGACGGGTGCTGTGTAGATAAGAGAGGATAGATTATGAAAAAATTAAACAACAAGGACAGGACAACGATTATGATCGCGCTTCTTGCGGGCATTCTGGCTTTAGAGCTGATGGGAAGTCTTCGGGTCTCGCGCTATGTCTATGGCGAAGTGCGAGGGATACTGATAGGGAAAGAATACAGAGAGTGGGTGTGGGAATGAGCAATCAAGAATCTAAATTAATCAAAGACACCCGAGGTCGTCCGAGGTCCACGGACATGGAGGAGATAGCAGACAACATCGAGAAGGCATATCTCACCAACAAGCTCCCCCTGTCCGTGCCGGACTTCTCGAAGAAGTGTATCAAGAAGCTCCGCAACTCCGCTGCGTATAAGGATATGCAGGATGAGGTCGGGGTTACTTTCCGTATCCTGCCCGATGGGGATGGGATGATTGTTTGTTTGAGGAGGAAATAAAGGATGAAGTATCCATTTATAATAGCCACACAAACCACATGGCTGTCTGGCCTCGATGACGAGGGACGCCCCACCGGCTTCCGGAGGGCCGCAGACCAAGAGCGGGAGCTAAGCACTAAGTTCTATTGGGCGGACGAGAGCGGGAATATTGACCGGACGAAGCCTTGCGACAGTGATGGGAAGTTAATTAATGAATCGGAGAGTACACGATGAGCATGTCAAAAATCAATGTAGAAGCATCTTTGAATCAGACAAATTATATGCCTGACGAAACCATCTCTTTCAATCCTAGCCAACCGGCGGATGTAGAGGCGTTGCTGTCTAAGTTCGGCCCCGAAGGATTGTGGGAGATAGGCAACCTCCTTATCGGAATAGCTAACGATGATATACACGAGGCTATGCAGGAGGCCGACCGTGCCCGATAACATAAAATCCGAGCACCAAGAACAGGTCGCGTTCATCCACAAAGCCAAGAAGCTGTTCCGCTCCCGAGGCGAGGCATACTTAGTCCCGCTTCTCTTCGCCATCCCTAACGGTGGCCGCAGGGACGCAAGGACAGCCTCCTCCCTGAAGATGGAGGGCGTCCGCGCCGGTGTTCCCGATCTCTTCTTCGCTCACCCCAGCCCGTCAGCCTATGGCCTGTTCCTAGAGATGAAGAAGGTTCGAGGAGGTCGGGTGTCGAAGGAGCAGAAGGATATGATGTCCTGTCTCTCAGATGAGGGATATGTCTGCAAGGTCTGTAAAGGAGCCAAGGAAGCTGTTAAGGTATTGGAAGATTATTTGGAGGATAGGGTATGAATGAGTTCACAACCAAAGATTCAGGAGCCCGTGCCGAGTTCGAGTCCGGCATGGTGCGAGACACCGAGGAAGGGAAGGCACGCTTCGACCTGCTCCTCCCCCTTAACGTCCCCTACTCCGAACAGTTCCTAACCCGATGTGCCGGGCTGATGGCCAGGGGCGCGAAAAAATATACGGAAAGAAACTGGGAGCAGGCTGATTCAGAGCAGGAATTGGGAAGATACAAATCCTCAGCCTTCCGGCACTTCCTGCAATGGATGTCCGGCGAGGACGACGAGGACCACGCAGCGGCTGTGTTCTTTAATCTGTTGGCGCATGAGTCTACGAAGTATAAGTGGTCGGAAGCAGACATGGCCGAGTCAATAAATCAGATGAAAGAGCAGCTATGAAGCCAGCTAAAGGATCAACCATCTATATCGCAGGCCCCATGTCCGGCATCCACTGCTTCAATTTTAAACTGTTCTTCTACTGGCAGGTCAGGCTGGAGCGTGAAGGCTACACCGTCATCAACCCCGCTGAGATTGATTGCGTCAAGATGTTCGATGGATGGCAGTATAGTCCTGATCAGTGGGAGGCTGTCCTTCAGGAGGATTGCGAGCTGATACGCACCAAGGCTGATGCAGTCTTCGCCATGTCCGGCTGGACAGCTTCCAAGGGGGCTATGCGCGAGGTCGGCACGGCGGTAGAGAACGGGATCAGCGTGTACCATGAAATAGATTGGGAGGAGCCGTCATGAACATACTCAGAATCAAAGTCTATAAAGAAACCGTACACACTTGGGTCTGTCCCCGTTGCGGGTCAAAGAATTCTATTTACAAATCCCCCGATTTAGGGGATGTTGAGCGTTGTCCCGAGTGTTATAGACATATTGAAATCAAGGAGATAGTGTAATGCTGAGTCCTGAATACAATGAAAAAATAGCCGAACTCGCCGCTGCCCGCCAGCTTGTATACTATAAAGCCCATTGTAGAGGCTTGTCCAATCAGAAAGCGGCTACTGAATCAGGCGTGGACAAGGCCGCTGTAGGCAGGGGGTTGGTGGCTCTTGAGAAGAAAGCCGCAGCTGCCGGGCTAATCCCCAACCACACCATGCAGGGCGGAACCGCCCCAGGATACAAACTCAAGGGCACATCCACGCTCTACGATGCGGACGGCCAGCCGAAGCTCACATGGGTCAAGACCAACGAAATCATGCAGAGCCTTGAGGATAAGGTCAAGGCCATGCTCGAAGTCCTCAAGGATCAGGTGCCGGTGCGCGACTATGAGATAGAGCCTCCCGAGATCGTCCTTGAAGATTTGATGAGTGTCTATCCGATGGGAGACCCCCACCTCGGGATGTACGCATGGGCAGAGGAGTCCGGCGAAAACTTCGATTGCGATGCCTGTGAGTCTCAGATCGTTCGGGCTGTAGACAGATTGGTTGATACCCAACCGGCGTCCTGTATCGGACGTATCGAGAATCTCGGGGATTTCTTTCACTCGGACACAGAGGATGCCACCACGAGACGCTCCGGCAAGCACCTTGATGTGGATGGCCGTTGGGGACGGGTCTTGAGGATAGGCGTCAGGATGACGACCCACTGCATAGATCGCTGTCTGGAGAAGCATGAGCGCGTCGAGGTCGTGAATGTGGCCGGGAACCACGATGACCAGACCGGCTATGCGCTCTCGATCATTCTAGCGGAGCACTACCGCAACGAGCCTCGGGTCTGGGTCGATACCACCTATTCCAAATTCCACTACAAGGAGTTTGGTCTAGTCTTGCTCGGGTGTAATCACGGGATGATCAAGCCTGCTGCCCTGCACGAGGTAATGACGTGTGACCAGAGCGAGGCTTGGGGACGCACTAAATTCAGATATTGGCACGTAGGCCATATCCATCATATCTCCAAGAAGGAAGTAGGCGGGGTTGTGGTCGAGGCGTTCAGGAGTTTGAAGGCCAAGGATGCCCACGAAGCGGAACGCGGGTATAGGGCTGGTCGGGATATGTGCGCCATCCTGTACCATAAGGATTTTGGTGAGATCGAACGCCACACCTGCTGTGTGGATATGGTAAGGGATTGATTGTATTCAGCACAGGAGGTTATTCATTGGCGTCATGCGGTCTATGCGTTGTGTCCTCGGGGCTCCTGTGCGGTTTTTCCCCTGGGGACACTCTCTAAAGGGTTGAGGTGGGGCGATCCTCGGTAATAGGCCGCTCCCCGCCGCTTACTTTGAATAAAGAATAGGAAGGAAGAAACGATGACAGAAGAAAAGGTAACAGAAATATTCGACGGACAGTTTTTAGTTAGTGGTGGTGTGTTGGATGAGTATTAGGATTATTTTACTGGGAAGGTAATACACAAGCACCAATCTCAAATGGATCCGCAAGATAATAAATTCCACAAAGGCAATGGAGTGGACGGGAAGCACTACTGGCTGACCCCGCCCGATCTATACGCAGAGTTAGATGCTGAGTTCGGCTTTACGTTCGATCCTTGCCCGTTCCCCAAGCCCGAAGGATTCGATGGGCTAACCTGTGAGTGGGGAGATGTGAATTATGTCAACCCTCCTTTCGGTTCCATCATGCACCAAGGGCCGAACGACAAGAAGCCGAAAAAGAAAGGCCCGACAGCGTGGATGAGAAAGGCTATAGAAGAGTCTAATAAAGGTAAGAAGGTAGTCATTGTGTATCCTGTCGATAAATGGATATTGATGATGGCGGAATCTTGTGGATGTTCCAATATACGGAACCTTGGGGATGTTAAGTGGTGTGCTACCGAAGATGGTTCAGCGGGTAAGGGCACAGGTAGGCACATCGCCATGTTTCTTTTGGGTTTTTAATTTTATGATAAAATCCCACACATTTAGATCCAAGCGATGGAAGATCATCGAGGCTCCCCCGGACACCGGAGGGGAGTGTCAGGCTCCTTGGAAGGATCGCAGGATGATGAACATCCCTGTTCACGGCGAAGCCCTCAAGGACCTCGACACCATCGTCCACGAATCCCTGCACGCCTGTCTGTGGGATTTAGATGAGGAGGCCGTGGCTGAGTCCGCTGCGGATGTTGCTAGATTGTTGTGGAGAGTAGGGTGGAGGAAGGATTGATATACCCGATCGGTAATAATCGTATCTAAAGTACCCTATTTTATACCCGATCAAACCGAGCGGTAGATTAAAGGCTTCTTCTAATCGTCTTCTTCTTCAAGCCCGTCTGCCTCAGCCACGATTCCACATGCTTATATGCCTCGCGCTGAGATATGCTCTTTAAACGAGCATCCATGCCCTGCATCCCCCCGGTGTTGGAGAAGAATGGATTCCCGTTGAACTTCGCCGGTCCGGAGCGCGGGGAACGCTTGGTGACAATCAGCTTCCCGGCCTTTCTTAATGCCCGGAACTGCTGGGCAGATAGATTGAGTCGGCGCACCTCTGATCTGTAAACAGGGGATTGGCCGTTAGTCAGCCTAGGATCGTCTCGGGGGTCTTTAAACCACACCAGCACATTGGCCGATTTGGGCGTGATCGGGGGGAGATTCTTCCTGCCTATGTGATAGTAGACAGCCCAATAGTGAGGCGAGTTCACAACCCCCGTAGCCTTCTGGGCTGTGGCGAGGATGGTCTTTCGATTCATCAGGCGGCGGAGCTGCTTGGACGTGCAGAATCCCTTAGCCTTCTGTTCGCCGGTCTTGAGGGTCTGCTCTAGTATCTTTGGATAGAGTGGGGTGGGCATCTCACTTCTTCACCCCGTCTTTAAGATCCCGATCCTTATTCTTAGGATCGACAGCCTCGCTCCTCATCTTGCCCATGGTGTCCGCCGAGGCCACATCAATCTGGGAGGTGATGGTGCGTAAGCGGAAATCATCTGCTTCGAGCCCTTCAATCCCGTCCTCCCCTCCTAAAGATTTAGCCAGAGCCTTCTCGATCACATTTTGGTAGGCATTGATCCGCAGGAGCTGGAAGGTCATCAGGGCAGAGATAAATTCATTGCTCGCCCCGAGCTTGCCGGGGATGAGGATGTTGGCGAGAAGCGGCGGAACCCCATGGGAAGAGACAATGTTCTGAGTCAGCGTCTCCATATCCTTGGCGAATTGTTCCTCTGTCTTCCCGTCCGCGCCCATGTTCTGTATCTCAACCTTGGCCTTCTCATTGGCAAAGTTAAAGGCAGCAGAGTTGAAGTTGTTCCCCTCGCCTATGGAAGCGGTAATGGAGTTCTTGATCTTCGTCCAATCATCCGACTCTATAACGGCTCCCGTTACGACCAACACCTTGTCCAAAACCCCTCTGTTATGGTAGAAGTCGGCCTTGTATTGCTTGGCCTTCTTCAACAGGTCAATATCGACGGAGGCACTCAGCCAATCCGGATAGCCGTAGTATTTGACGCGGTTGGAAGGCTGGATGAAGGTGATCAGCTCCGATACGTCCTCGCGCTTGCCCCCTGCTCCTCGGAACGGCCCTGCATCTGATGTCAGCCAGTCCTTGTTCCCCTTGCCGAACGGCACCCAGTATTTGGTGGTCGTACCGTAGGATTGATACTGATAGAAGAGTCGCCCGTCATAGGTGCATGGCCATACATACTTGGCTGGAATCTGATTGATGCCGTCGATCTCGTCAGAGTCGTTGCGATGAACCTCCAGATAGCCCGTGCCGGTATCCATGAAATCTTCTGTGGCATCGAGAAGATCGTTCATAAATCCGAAGTTGGTGTGGATGTCCAGAGACTCATCTACCTTGGACATAACGTGCCCTCGCCCGGTCAGGAGCGATGACGCTGCTTCCATGGCACCCTCTTCTGTCTTGGCCTTGGAGGTCTCGTCTCCTTCGTCCACGAAGCCTAAACCGACTGTCGCGTACTTCTTGGCCTGGATACAGGAAGAGTGATGCCCAGACACATCCTTGAGGGCATAGACAGAATCCATGGCGACTGGATGTGGGTATTTGATAACGCCCTTCTTGGTCGCACCTGATCGGGGGGTTCCTGCCGGAGCCTTCTCCTCTTTAGAGATGGCATTGAGAACCCCGTGTCCGAACCGGCTCCCGTAGAGATTATACGTCGCGCCGATGATTGTGGCCACTTGGGCTGTGGTTTTAGATTCTTCGCTCATAGAGACTGTCTCCGATCATAGGGTTATTAACACCATGTTATCTCGGAGGATAAACAGGTGGGCTGTACGGATAATAGACTGTTTTATCCCCCACGACACGATCGAGAAGGTCGCGCAATTCCCGAGCTTCTTCAATCGTCAGTTCAAGGGACTGCTTCTTGTCAACTTCTATTTTGATTTTAGTCTCTGCTTCCATCTTCTCATCCTTCCTTTGTTTTTATGGACCAGCCATAATCCCCGCCGTCTGGAGGGCGGAGAGCAGGTCGTTGAAGTCCGAGGCCATGTCTGTGGCCGTGGTGGCCGTAGAGTCCGGCACATTGGCTGACTGCTGGTACTCTTCCCATGTCGAGCCGTTTGAGTAGTACAAAAGGGCGGACGAGCCCGTTCCAACTACGGCTAGGCAGTCATCGTAGGAGGATGCGGAAGGAAGAGAGCCTACGACGGACACCTGAAACATAGGGAAGGGCTGTCCTGTTATAATGTCAAAATTGGCATCGGTGTCCGCGTCCCACGCGGCTATTCCCGAGGCTATCGTGCGTCTGGTTGGTCTGGCCATGCTTTATACCTCCCACGAAATGCGGATTTCTGTATTAAACTTTGGTTATAGTGGCCGCATCGGCGTCACTTGTCAAGCCATTAAGTATTTCGACCACCTCTACGTTGAATGTGGCGGGCTCCGCACCGAAGTCAGCGGTCATCAAGGCTTGGGTGTACTCGAAGGTATTAACCAGCGACTCGTGGACGCTCTTGACTGTCGTACCTTGTAAGATGGTAATCTTGAAGTACCCTTCCGGCAGATCCGGCTCGGCAGGCTCATCGGACAGGCTGAAGCCCGCGCCGGTCAGGGATTTAGCGTTCTTGTAGTCCCATCTTAAGTAAGCTGACTGTCCCGATTCATAGGCATAGGCATCATTCTCTGTATTCAGGTTCTCAGGCTGTAATGGGCGATAGCCTCCTCCGGTATAGCCCAACTGCACTGCCTGTACCCCCTCGATACTCACAGCACTTGTGTTAGACACCGGAACTGTCTTGACGTAGACATCCGATCCGTCTTTTATCCAAGGCTCATTGAATACCGCGAGCGTGTTGGAGGGGAATATATAAACAGTATCCCCTATAGCGTGGGCACCTGCCACAGTATTGTATCGAGCGCGGATGAGCCCGTCCAGCCTGTATGTATCGCCGGATATGTATGTCACGTCCCGTAAGAAGAACAATTCGTTATTTATAAGACAAAGCTGGACCCCTGTTCTCCACTCTCCCTCCAAAGCCGCAGCGGATAGATCCTGCATTTTGTAGTCGTCCTCTCCGAGGAGTGTAAACTCCGGCCCTTCGTCGATAATGGTATCGTCGTCTATATCCAAAACCTCGGTCAGTACGCCTCCTGTGCATGAAGGCATTTCCCCGTTCAAATCGTAGGACACTCCTGTGGAACTGTTGTAGACAAGTCCTGTGGATGCTGTGGGGTTTAGACGAATACGAAGTACGTGATACCCGTGCTGGTCTGGATTATTATATCTATCCGTCTCCACTACCCGCACGGCTATATCAGGGGCAACGGAGGCTCTATTTGCTGGATTAAGCCCAACAGGGGACAGTGTGATATACGCACTGTCTGCCGAATACGCATCCTCTATCAACCCGACTGTCCTTTTTGATTCGTCGGGGTTGGATTCTATAGAAGTCACCCTGTACTTCTTAGGGATTCCCTCAAATTCTACGTAATCCCCCACACAAAGCACTACATCATAAGACACCTCCACAGACATGACACCATCCACAGACAGCTCCTGGTCTCGTCTTGACGCGGCGCGAGAGGCGGACGGGAACGAAGTCAGGGTCTCCAAAGATACCTTCTTGGCATTAGGGTCGTCACTGTATCTAGCTGAGGCATCGTCCGTGACAAGGATGGTGCTGTCGGAAAACTTGCGAGCGCTATCCTTGAACGAAAAAATACGGGACTCGCTCGCCAGTACAGAATACCCGAAGGATTCCTTTAGGGAATCGCTATCGAAATCGTCCTCTGTTATAGTCTGGGATATAGTCTCTTCTCGGACGGCCTTGAATCCATACAACCCTGTCTGTGTGTCGAAGTACGGCATAACGCCCATATCCTGCAGAATAGAGGCTACTCCGTCCTTCCATGAACGTCCGGACTTCAACAGAGAAGTGCATGGGGTCTCTTCCGTCTCCAACAGATCGTGTATCGTCTGGAGGCTGTTGTCAAATAGAACCGGGTCCAGACCTGCCCCCCAAGGACGAGGTTGGAAAATAAACTGATCTATAGAACTGGCGGGATTGGCTCCCCAGTACGGACTGCCGTACACATCCATATCTCCCGTGATATCGTACCACCCAGTAGCCGGTGTTGTCGGGAGCCCGGAAAGCATATCTAATGTAATAGCCGTGTTAGTATCCACATACGTGTACGATGCGTCCGTTGTCATTTCTGTTATTTCAGAGAACACACCGATAGAAGGGAGCATCACCCTCATCCCTACCTCAAAATCCTCTAAAGTAGATGCACCAGCTACTCGTATTGTATAAGGGTCTTCTATTTTCCAGTATTTTACAAGCGTGTCGCCGTCGAGCTCTTCGTAATAGGTAGCATATACCTGCCCCGTCAGTCCGAGTTCCGTATCTGAATACCACTCATAAAAAGAAGCCCCTGAAACCTTCACAGAAGGCGTCCTTGCGTCTGCCGTTACCTCGTATTCCATAGACGGCCACACAGGTGCCGTGCCTAGCCTCTTGGCATCCCAATAGACATAAAAAATATTAGGCCATCTACTGGACACCCCTGTATATGCGGCCATCTCCGTACAGACGGGTTGGTTATCCTCGCCCCAGTAAATGTGAAACCGCCCCTCTGTGCCCACATCCACCACACTGCCGGAAGGGGTGTTCGTAGGATTTATGTCCCCCTCCCAGATAACTTTACCTTGTTGGAATATGCGGGTAATGCTACGCCCTTCCCCAAAGGCGAGTTGGTGCCAGCCCCTTTCATAGTACACTGTCTGAGTGGGGTCGTCGCTGCCGCCCTTGCCTCCTCCTCCGCCAGGAACATCTTCGTCCAGCACGTACCGCCCGCCTACAAAACCAAGCACCCCTTGAATACGAAAGTGGCCGTTAAGGATGGGCAGGAGTGTACCTCTGACAGAAGGCTCTGTCTTGCTGTCGTCCAGCGGGGTCTTAGGGGTTTTGGGTTGAAGAAGGTATTGGGCAGCATAGCTGAGTGCCGCTGTGATCGCCATATACGCTATTTTTCCTGCTACATTAATAGGCATTTATCGTACCCATAAGTGCCTATCGGCACCCCTTAAAATTGTTTTGAGAAAATACACACCCCCGTTGGATAAGTACGTACCTGTAGGCACGACAGAATACGAATCGCAGTGCCACAAATTCCGCACACCGACTACAATCGCATGTCCCGGCCCTCCGCCCCTCGGCCCCGTAATCAGGATGTCGCCGGGCTGTATTTCCTTCCCTCCTACCTTAGTGTGTGGGTATTTAGACATGAAGTTGCGGAATGCCCCGAGTGTGGTTTCCTTGCTATGGAATGCAGCGTCCGGTGGGAGTTTCTCGATCTCTGTCTGAATGCCGTACAACTCGTCTACCACAGCCGAGACGAACCTCACACAATCAACAGCCACTCCTTTGCACTGTTGTCCGTCTCTATGTACAGAGCCTCTCCACTCCCCAAGAATATAGGACAAGCGATTCTCGATAGACCGGCATCCAGCCTCCGATACCCCCTCTATTTCCAAAGGCACTATAGTTACTCCAATATCCATATCAATCCTTCCTAAGGATTTTCGTACAGTGGATTATAGTCCACCATGGCGTATCCTGTTCCTAGAAACCGTTCTTCGTTATTGTGTATATCCCTGCACGTCTCCAATGTCTTGTTGCACCCGATAGCCACTGTGACGGTCTTGCCGAGCCAGTAGGGAGGCACCGCCCGCGACATCACGAACACCTTACCTGTCTGGTGATATCGAATCTTTATGCGAGATGCCTCGTATTCCATATACCCGTTATTGAATATAAAAGGAGTGGTCAGTGTCGGAGTATCTACCAAAGTCACTTCAAACCCATCTATACTATCTATAACATGTGCCTCTGTCTGCACGGTCTTTTGACATATGTCATCCCCGAAATAAGCCACATTACATTGTTCCGTACACGCAAACCCTGCCGTAGTATCAAGATAGTAGAGATAGTCCCTGCAGATCAAATCCAGATATCCATGGACACTTTTAACTTCTACTTGGTATACGAGACCCTTAAACAGGTATTCCGTTTTAGTCACAGCACCTGCGTCGTCGAGAAACACCTCTTTTAAAACAACAGATATGCTTGAGTAAGGGACGTTCACAGCCATGCGTGCAAGCAGTGTCGCGGTATTAAATTCCAGAGCCTTGATAATGTACTCGCCTTGGTCCATGTCGCCCGTCATTGCGGAGGGGTTGATCTCCATAGCAGGCGATGGTAGATAGGTTGTAGTACCTACCGTAAAGTATGTGTTGTTGTTGGTCACATAAGCCGTCTCGCCGTTTCCGGCGTCCAGCTCCAATAACACTAAGTTCCTTGAATAGCTATCAGACATATCAATACTCCTGCAATTCCTGAACCGTGAATGTACATATCATTACCGAATCCGTCAAGTACTCCTCTGTCACGACATCCTCGGACATCCGGACGATGTGTGCCGGTCTGACCGCTACGATGTCGATCAGTGAAGAAGCCTCGACCGTGATCTGGATGTCGTCCCCTACGATCTGCCTGTTCGTCACTTCCAGATAGTCGTAATCCCCGTTCGAGTCTGTACATTTAACGTGCGTCAGATAGTTCCAGTCCGCGAGCGGGTTGGAGTTCTCGATCAGGAAGGATGTCGAAGCAGCGGAGGATTTGAAAATCAGGAAGTCGAGCTCGCTCGTAACCCAGAACGGCTTGCCTCGTCCCTTGATGTAGTTGAAGAAGTTCCCGAGGTTCCAGCACTCCTCCTTAGTCCGGCATACAGCCGTGGCGGTCTGCGAGAGATAGGGCGAGCCCTTGGTGATCTGGAGCCGTCCTCGTCCTGAATCGGGTATCCCTCCGCCCATGAGGATGGTCTGCTCCGGAATCTCGGAGAAGGTGATCTCCAACTCCATGACGGGCAGGCTGTTTTTGATGGTCGGGGTGTAGGTGGAATCCTCTATCTCAAGCTGTGCGGCTCCATACACCTCGTCTATGGTGATGGTGGTCTCGCCTATGCGGTCGGTCATCAGGGAGGTGGTGTTGTTCCCCATAGCCGCCTGTCCGATTACAGCAGGGTATGTCGAGGTTCCTTCGACATAGGTGGTCGAAATGTCTGATTGTGTCGAGAACCCGTCCGCGAATACCTCATCTATCCTCACGGCCTCGGATGCGTTGTAAGAGTTGGGCTGTGTGCCGGACACGAGGAAGGCATACCCATCGGCTTGGAAGCGTCTGTACTGTGTCGGGCAGTAGACCCTTCTCGTGGTGTTGGACGCGGTGGTCAGGGAGCGGTCAGGATACCAAGGATGTGCTGTAGACACAGCGGCGGCGTCCCTGAGCCTTGCCCAAGCCTGTCCTGCGGCATCTTGTCCCTGAAAAATAACAGTAGCCTCCATGGAGCGCAGAGGGCTGTGCCGAAGCACCTTCCTCGTCTCGGACATATTCGAGCTGGCGAAAACAGAGGTCAGGTATCTGCGCTCGACGGTGATGCCCTGCTCCCAGTTCGGGTCGGAGGTGAAGAAGAGTCCGTACCGCACGCCTCGCAGGGTGATGAAATATGTGGTCGGGTCTTCTACGAATTTGATGGAGAAGGTTGTGTTGATTACCGCGTCGCCTGATTGGGCGAGCCCTAGCTCTACCTGAATCTCCTCATAGGCTCCGAAGACGGAACCGGGGGACAGATTATTGATGGTCACTCCGGCAAAGGCTGAGGCTATTGCTACGGTCTGTACCGTGCGCTCCTCGCCCTGTGTGTTGAAGCACCCGAAGAAGGTGGTCGTGGCTTGGACGATGATTCCTAAGTCGATGAAGGAGCCGTCCTTAACGATTGCGTTCTGGACGAAATGTACGCCTTGATAGAAGGGGGTGTTGACAGAGGAGGGTACCTCCCCTCCAAACTTATTGATAGCGGAGGCTAGAAGCCCGTCCACAAACGATCCTCCAACAGCGGAAGGGATCGGATAATTAATCGGGCTGTATGTTACCTCGTCCGCCGTCTGGACATTAGTAGATAGGTAGGTGCGCTCGTCTAGGGGACGCCCTATCAATCCGGTCTGAACCTGTCCACTAAATACAGCCATGTTGTTACTTTAAAAAGGCTACGCCTGGTTTGTATGGGTTATGTATCCTGAACAACTTATAAGTATCCGTATCGTAGGTTACTTCCTCTTCGTTGGTGTAGTTGTTCATGTTGATAAATTTAACACCTTCAATCTCGCCTACAGGCCAGTATTCGCCGACTACCCCCTTAGTGATGTTCAGCAGGGACGGGGCGAGTTGTGCGTTACCTCTGAATGAATCAGGGGTTGCTTGGACTATAGCGTTGGCTGTAGACCCCCTAACGGGGGCATCGTCTATATTTACCCTATCCAGCAAACTACCCACTACTCTAGGATATATATATCCTCCTGATTTAGGTACGTTCAAATACCAACCTCCTGTGGGAACGTATACCGCTGCACTCCCGTTGCGAGTACTTGCGGGGGATGCATTGAATCTGGTGGCATACGCAGACCTGTAGGCATCGTCCTGTGCAATCCCCCCGCTAGATATATAAAAAGAATACTCCCCAAGAGCCCCTATAGTAAACATCCTCCAATCATTCTCGTCTGAGTCTGTTTCAAAAACAGCAGATAGGTTGGTTGCTGTGGCAAAGAAATGGTACGTACCTCCTCCCGCCTTTATATTTTCCACATTTCCACCTCTAGTCGTCGTCCCCCCGTACGTGCTGGTCGTAAATCCCGTCTGTGCGTCCCAAGCAGTCGCCCCCGCATCATTGATGTACCCAGTAGCCCCCTGAAGCACTATACCTCTCTCAATGTAATTTCCAGCTATATTAAATTCAGCCACAGCCGATGTGAAATTAAAGAAGAAGGTATTGGCACCTATGGTTTTTTCTATATGAGCCCTGACCCTAGACCCCCTTGCACCCGTATAATTCTGAGTCCAAGGGAATGCGTTGGTAGCCCCGCCTAGTGTGTTTCCAGCCCATGCGTAGAAGTCGTCTAAAGCGGTGTCTTGGTCTGTGTAACTTCCTGTTGCGTACGACATATCTTAGTCTCCCATTAAATCCATAGCAATTATATTACCTGCCCCGTCTGCTGTTACGTCCTGAAAGCATAAAGCAGTCACAGTATCTGTCACTATAACAGAGCCTGGGGTCAGTACCCCCTGTGTGGTTCCATTCCATGTATAAGGCGAAGGCCAGTACACCCCTTCCAGCTCCCCATACACATTATTTGATCCTTCATGTATCGGTACGCAAGGCCATAGCAGTACATTCTGATCTAGGCTAGATCTAAATCCTGCAAAAGAACCGTAATGTCTAGGGCTGAAAGTATCTATCTCTCTATAGATGGTGTTGTCATCGACAGCCCCATGTAATGCTCCGTCAAAGGCACTCCAATAACAGGTGTGCCCTGAATCTCTTGCGCCTACCGGCTCCGATTCGTTATCGGTGCTTCCCCCGTTAAACATAGGGTAGCCCCACTGGGAGGGCGTGGAGTGGGGCAGGAACCACCCAGTGTAGGTTGAGCCATGAGAACTTCCTATAAGCGGGATGATTTTAATGTGTCTGGAAGTGGCTATACAGTAGAACGTGAATGTGTTCGGAGCCTCGTTCATAACCACGTAATAGGGGTGGTATCCCGGTTGTGCCGTGATTCCGTGCGCCAGATCGGTAGATCCGTCCACGTACCCATCATTATATCCTGTTTGTCCCGATAGTCCCATATTCCAATAGGTAGATGTGTCACTGACCGTCCACCAAGAGCCGTACACTTCGTCAGAGCCTGCCCCTATCCCGTGTTGTACAAGCCAAGATTCCCCCGTGTTATTATAGTTGGTGAAATAATCATCTTCTACCCACTCGGCTGTAGAAGCATCCGTAGTGAACGTCCACTCATCTGATGTTGTAAAGGTATCCCCTTCGGATATAATAATGAAGGAACACTCATCTATGCTGTAGGGCTCCCCCGCTGTAGCTTCCGCCGCAGAGCCCGTCGCGCCATCCCCTGTAACAGAGAATTTTGCCACCCCATCGCCTCCGCCGGTCGTGCATTTAATAGTAAATTCTTCGGTATCGTTGGAGTTCTCCGAGGCAGATGCCCCATACACGGAACCCGCCGAGCCTGCCACTCTGGTTATAGAGCTGGCAGCAAAAGCCTTCTGTGTGAATTGACGAACCTGATCGAGGCAGTCTTTATAGTCCGTTGCTTCTCTTATACACCACATAATCTACCACCCTCCCGATCTGTTAGGATCGCCTATGATTGAAGTTTTGTTCACGCCCCCGCTGAATGCCTGACGGCCTCCGGTAATCATCTGTTCCATATTGTTCTCCGTGGCAGGTATGACAGGAAGCACCACCGTCTGTCCAGCCCCGCTCTGCCCCGTCTGCGACGCCCTACCGACCCCGCCTCCATTGGCGAAGGATTGGATACCACGAACCATCCCGCCAAGGGCGAGCCCTGTAGCTGAGAATGAATTAGGATTCAGCACGCCGTTGTTGAGGGCTGTCAGGAATCCTGCCCCTAATTTTCTTACGGAATCGCGCTTGATAACAAATTCTCCAGGGGTCAGCCACGCCGGTACGGTATCGGATGCGGGGATGGATGCCGGTCGGGCAAAGTCTGATACACTTCCGCCGGAGGCATATCCCTTGACCAGTCCGCCTTTGGCAAAAGCACCTCCCACAGTAGTGGCCGTTGTGTTGGCTGTAATAGAGGCATTCAAAGCGATCATCGTAGCGTTCAGAAGCCCCATGACAGATGTGTTGGCTGTGGTGGCCGCTGTGTTTGCTGTCTCGGAAGTTATTTTAGGTGTGTCCTGTACAGCCCCTAGACCTATATTGGTAATGGCGGAAGCTATCAGTTGTGAGGTAATCGCCTCCACGAATTGTCCGGCCAAGTCCAAGAAGAACTCCCCGAAGGCTGTGGCCAGATCGGCATTAGTGCGCGGGTCGATGGCGTCCTTGAACACCCCTCCCACCACACCGGCTAGGTCTGATAGGGACTCTGTAATCACCTCAGATATCTGCTCACCAAATGCCGGAAGGTCTCTAGTGAAATCTTCAAACCCAGTCCTGAACGCCTCCGTCACAGACCCCGCAAGTAGCTTCTCACGTCTAGCCTCCTGATCATTAATCTCCTCAAGGATTTTCTTCTCGTCCTCTCTAAGCTGTTTGTTTCGATCAATAAGACGCCCAACCTCTTCCTCTTGACGGGTAATGGCTTTAGTAGCCTCCACAGCCTCTGTATGTGCTTCCGTGTTGGCCTCTATACGAGCGTTGGTAATCTTAAGAGCCTTGTTCTGCTTGTCGTACTCCTTAGAGCCTTCTTCCAAAGCAGACAGTGCTAGAGTCTGCTCCTGTCTGGTTTTTTGTAACGACCCTATCTGCTCTGCGTAGTATCTAGTTTGTTCAAATCGTTGAGCCTTGTTAGCAGCCAGCCCTGCCTGTGCTGTCTTTATGCCTTCCTGACGGGAAATTCTAGCGAGGTCGATCTCAGCTCTACGCACCTCGTTCTTAGCCTTCAATGCCCCCAGTTCTCGCACAGAAACATTGAGCCTGTCGCTCATCACTTCAAACAGCTCTTGCTCCTGCTCTGTAGCCCAAAGCGCATCTTCTGCCCGACGAACGATCAGGGGTCTTTGCTGTTCCAGAATCTCCGTCTGCTTCTCTAAAGCCTTAATTTCCTTCTGCGTAATGTCGGCGATTTCTGCCTTGGCTTCCCTAAGGACTGTTTCGGCTCTGAGCCTCGCCGCAGCTACACTAGCCTGCTCTCGCTCGTCTTTCTTAGATATGCCTAGTTTTCCGAGCCCCCCGATCAATCCGACATTAGGACCTCTCACCTTATTATTTTCTTTAAGTTGTTTTTCCTGTTCTTTAAGTACCTTGAGTTCTTTTTCAGCCGCATCAATAACATCCTGAGCGGCCTCTTTCTGAGCCTCCCACTGATAAGTACCTTGTACCAGAGAATCCACCATATCTTGGAAAAGTTTATTGATGTCCAGAGCACCGTCCGCCAGCCCCCGCACTCCACGAGCCGTCGCCAGATCCCTATCTAGTTTACGGAATTCGTCTGTCCACTCCTTGGCAGATTTAGCTCCTTCGGCTGTCGCATCCCCTGCACTGGTAATAAACCCATCTAAACGAGCAGCTACTTTTTCTGTTTCTGTGAGTTCTCTATTAAACGCGCCGAACAACGCCTCTAAGGCACCTGTCCTAACAAGCAAATAAGAGATACCCGCCAACAGTAAAGTAGTGCCCCCCGCCACAGCAATCATCTTAAGGGCTATACCTGTAAGGAGTAGGCTCCACTGTGCAGTGCCTGCGACAATTCCCAATAGCTCGGCCTGCACTAGAGCCTGTGCCACCACAACCCTGTAGAACTGAAACGCTAAGAGTTTCACATTAAATACCAACTTCTCAAACACCTTCAACAAAACAGTCGATTTGATAGTCTTGTTCCAAATACCTAACGCCGTAGCACCCGCTATTAGATATTTAACGGTCTGCGCGAGTGCTTTGTTGAGGCGTTGCAGTCCTAAAGCCCTCGCCAATGTCCGCAGGGCATCCACAATAAATCTAAGCGGAGCCAAAGCCAGATTAGCCCCCGTGATCAGTCCTTGGAAGATGCCGGACACCAGCGGAGCCAGAGCCTTCAGAACATCACCGATAGAGGCTACAGCATTGCGGATGAACACCAGCACCTGTCCGGTATCGGTCAACTCACGGAAGGAGGATACAACCTCCGACAAAACACCCGCCACTTCCTGCACCACTCCCAGAGCCTCCGGCGTGAAGATCAAACCCCCTTCAGCACTCGTCTGTGTGAGTGCCCCCCGAAGGGCGAACAGGCTCTCTTTTAGCTGGTCAAAATATTCGATCCCGCCCTCGGCCAGCAGGAGCTGGACGGCATCCTGTAGGTCTGATTTGAGTACGTTGAAAGAGGACGTGGCCGCTTCCGCGCCCTGCCCAACCCCTTCTAGTTTCTCTTGGAGCACCTCGTAAAGATTTCCCTGCTCCTTGGCATTGCGTATCGCCTCGTTTGCTTCTTTTGCCCCTCCGAAGAGGACGGCTATGCGTGTATTTCGAGCTGTCGCCGTGCCTTGGAGCAGGGAGCGAATTTCTTCACTTAATTGATTGAGCGGGACGCCGAGTGATATTGCGCCTTCCGCGAGCCGCTTGGAGATGTTTCGGATCTGGTCAAGGTCGAGTCCGGCAGCGAGTCCGGGGCCGATGGCTACCTGGTAGGATTTAACCAACGCCTCGAAGGTAGCGATGGAGCCTATGGCGTCCTTCTTAAGCTGTGCGAGAATCTTCTGCGAGGCGGACAAGGATGCGGCGAATGCGTCCGCGCCAGTCACGAGTTGTCCGGTTCCGTCCCGAACCTGTCCGACAGATGCCACGATAGATGCGATGGATATTTCCGCCGTCTCGATCTCTGAATTGAAGCGGGAGATTTCGTTGACGGCAAGGGCTATGTTCTGCGCGAGTTTTCTCGCTAAAGTGAAGATGGCTAGAATGCCGACAAGTCTACGGAAAGTGAAGAGGAATTGGCTTGCCGCGTGTTGTGCATCAAACATGTTGAGTTTGAGCCGTTTGGCCTGTGCCGATGTCACACCTACCAGAGCGGCGGCTTTGCGCTGAGAGATGCCCTGTTGCTTAACGAGCTGGTTGATCTGGGCTTTCTTAATGGCAAGTTCTTTACTGGCCGCGAGGTTGCGTTGGGTGGCCTGTAGGTTTACATCTGCTTTTTCGGCCTTCTCCTCAGCTCTAACAGCACGCTCCCTAAAGTCCGCGAGTCTCTGATACTGAGGTAGTAGTTGCCTAATACGAGCCGCGCCTATACCTGTCTGCTTTGTAAGCTCCTTCTCATCTCGCACACCCCGAGACCTGAGTTTTTCCAACCGTCCAAGGTCTACCAGTTGTTTTTCTGAGAATTTAGATTGAGCAGAAAAGGCTTTGGCACGGACAGTAGCCGATCTTGCTTCTTTGTCCAACTGACGCACACCTTCCCTGCGTGCTGCGGCCAAAGCCTTTGCATTAGATACCTGAGCCTCTTGCAGATCGAGGATTTTGGCGTTGGCTACCTTGAGCTGGTTTGCCAGCGCCAACTGCCTGCGGGCTACTGCATCCCCCCCACTGCCTCTGGTTCCCGTGCCTCCGCCTGACGCTTTTAATGCCTTGCCCCTCTTATCCAAAGCATTAAGGCGTGCTTCGATCCCGTCCAGAACCTCATCAAAGTTGCCCTTGATGTTAATCTCGTAATTTAAGCCGCCTATGTTTTCGCCGGGCATATTCTAATCCTCGTCAAATTCTACAGTAAATCCTCGCGACCTGTACTCTTCCTTGTCCCAGCCCTCCATAGCATCAAACACATCCTGCGGTGGCTGATTTAAATCCCACACAGACACACCCAAGGGCTCCTCATATACCTTACGACGCAACGACTTCTCAGCCTCTAACCAAGAAGTAGTCCTCGCATACACGCAAATGCAGGCCTCCTCGTTATCTGACAGGTGGCGTGGGCTCTCTATAGTGATCTTCGATACCACTAAATGCTCTTTGCCTGATACAGGTCGCATATACGGATATCGCGCAAGTACTTTATCAATCTTGTCTTGAACAGCGTTCATATTCTAATCCTTTATCTTAACACCTTTGCGAATCAAACTCACGAAGTCGTCCGTCCCTTTCGCGCCGCCGTTGCGTTCCCACACCGGAAGCCATACAGAAGCTCCGTCGATAAATTTCTTAACCGATTTTTTGTCGCCTCCAAAGGCTTGGCTGAAAGTTGAGAAATCACGAAGCTGTTGTCTGGCATCATTTCTCTGCAACGCATGATACACCTCCGTAAATTCGTCAACATTCCAGTTATAAACCTCGTCCCAATCGAAACCGGACAATCTGCATTGTAGCATGGCATCGAACAGTCTCTGCCATATCCAGTCCGGATTTACGTCGCCTCCGGAGCCTCCACTGCCTGATCCAGAAGCTCCTTGATTTTGGGATTCTTCTGGAATAAGGACTTTCCCAAGCCTGCAAAATCCCCCGCGCTCGCCTCGAACGCTCCTTGGAGGAATTGAATCATAATATCGAGAGGGAGTCCCTCCTTCATCCTGTCCGTATCCTCCGGCCACTCTTCTTCAAAGGCGGATTTTCGGATGATCTCGCAAAGCACGTCCAGAGATTCCTCGGCTGTCACGGCATTGATCATGCCCTTGATGCCTTCCTCAAGCTGCGTCTTGCGAAGCTGGATGTTGGATGGATGTGCGGCGTCCTGGATCACCTCGGAACTCATAAAGGGCGTGCCGTCCCCATCTACGCGGTCTGATGGGATGCTCCGCTGTTCCACCTTCACATCATGGCTGGTGTCTTTAAACAGCAGAGCCAGTGCGCGGGATACATCCTCTGCGAGGAATCGGAATTTCTGCAATGTTCCTACCGGAACGCGCCGGAATTTAACCTCTGTCCCGTCGATTTCCTTGGTGATTACCTTGTTGTTGAGCCAATTTCTCATATTTTACCTTTCCGCCCTTTTGGGCTGTGTACATAAAAAACCCTGTATCATGTGAAAGATACAGGGCTTGTGCCTATTTGTCAATAGGGTTGTTTTTAGCCAATAAAAAAGGCACCCATATAGGATGCCTAATCCCGATTTAACGGGAGGGGTATATCTTGTTTTTAGCTACGCAGGTCGATGATGTCCATCGGGTCGTCGTAGGCGTCGTTGGCTTCGACAGCAATGCTGACAGGAAGCTGTGCAACCTCGTCCGAGATGAATCCAGCGTCGCCATTAGATGTAACACCAGCCTTGTGCAGGAAGAAGATCAGTTCCACTGCGTCAGTCTGGGCATTCATCAGCTCGAATCGGATAGCTACGTTGGTTTCGCCCTTCGATCCGGCACCAAGCTTGGAGGATGCTTCAGCCGCTGCGTCGGCAGTCAGAGTAGCTGTTACGCCCTCACTGCCGGAGATGATGGCCTGTACCTTTGCGGTATCGAGGAAATACACCCGCCCTGTCGCTCCGTCCACGATGTAATCCGTGTCTTCCGTCAACGATACAGGCGTTGCGTTAGTGGATGCCAGTGCAATGGCGTTGGCAGTAGTGATACCTGTAGCAGGCTCCAGATCGGCATCGTAGAGCTGATACCAAAGGCCACCCGTAGCGGCTGATACCATCTCGCCGTCCGCGACGAGCACGGTGTCTGCAACGCCTGTAATGGCAGGGTTGATGAACGTAGTATCCTCTGTGGCAGAGAAGAATATGCCCAGATTGTCCTTGTTCATATTCTCCAACGCAGCCGTCCAGTTGATAGACTGCTGGATGATAATGTCCAAGTCCTTTACGCGCAGTCCCTGTGTCGAACGGAAATGCTCATAGTTCTCCGATTCGACCGTAGCTGTCACTTCAGGACAGTTACCAACAAATCGGTAGCCTGCGGGCGTTCCATCGGTCAATATTTCCGAAAAGTACATCTTGCCACGTCCGAGGACATAGGTTGAAGTATCCGGTGTCGTGTTTTGTGCTCCCATGACTACCTCCTAGTGTTTACTGTTAGTCCTATTGTTAGTTTCGTTCCATTATGTGATGCGTTTCTGGGAGAGTGCGTCACCTGGAAATCCCCTGAAGGTACGATAGATACCAACAGGTTGTCTTTGCTAAAATTCAATTTTCTTAATTCGTTCAGCATGAAGTAGGATACATCCACCTCACTTGTAAATTCTGCGATGGCCTCGAATCGCCAATTCGTCAATACATAATCAAACCCTGTCGCTCCGTTCGCTGCGGAGTCTGTCAGTCCGCCGGACACCTCGTTGACAGCCACTAACCCCGGCTCCAGAGTCTCGGCCTGCTCGACGGGCAGATGGGAGGTATCATACGTGATCTTGTGGTACGTGCCAGCGGCTACTAGCTCATGCACCTTCTTCTGGATGTCTGTACGAACGCTCATTAGTGAAGCCCTGACGTTGTTATAGTGGTTCCGTAGGGATAGAGCCCCCTAAAGGTCGTAAATGGCTTGAACGGCTCGTCCGGAGCAAGGGACGCGGCCTTCACCGGCCCTGAATCCTCGGAAGGAGGCTCCATCAAGTCACCAAGGCCGATGTCTATCTGCGCCTTCAGATCGTCAAGAAACTCTTCCAGTCCGGAAGCATCCCTCGTGAGTTGTTCCTCATTCCAAGCATCCTGTGTGGACGCCCTGTTATCGAGGAACAGATACGGGAGTCTCTGTGCGAGTATCCATGTCAGCCAGTTCGCCTCTGTGTTCGCGCCGGTCGCCCGAAGCACCTCTTCGTCGGAGGTTGGGTTATCGACCAGTGTGTATCCGGCAATCGTAGCCGCCCGCGCAGAAGTAATGGCACGGTAGAACCCTATTCGCACTTCAGACATGGCCTGATCGATGAGCTCCAGTGTCTGCTCGTCGTCGGCTGTCTCGATGCGGACTCTCTTTAGGAGGGTCTCGCGGTCTGCATTGAATAGGGGTTCTACGGCCACAATTCTAGTCTCCGTTTTCCGAAGTCATCAGGGCGATGAGCTGATCTTTATCGTCGATGTACTCCACCTCGATGCCGTATTCAGCAGCGGTGTCTTTGTACAGCGTATTCAAAGCAGCCAGTTCGAGCGGCTCCAAATCTTCTTCGCTCCAGTCCCAAATTCCGGTAGGGGCCTTTGTTGACACCTCTTTCTCGATTTCTTCTCCGGCTGGATCTACTGAGGGCTCAACGATAACAGTATCTGCCGAATCGGCAGTCTGTGTCAGCGGGTCGGCTTGGCCTGCCCACTCTGTAATATATCCGCGATCAACGTGCTTCATAAACCCTTCTTCCGTTCCACCCTTCTCAACCCATTGGGCAATGGTAAGCACGGAACCCTTTTTGAATGAGGGGTTCTGGTAGTTCACATGAGTCTGATATTTGGTTTCTTCCATGGTGTTCCTTTCTGCCTAAGCGGCACTTACTAAACTGTTACACCACCCTGCGTAGTGGTCTTCATACTTACCAACAGCAATAACGCACTCACAGTCCCTTGGATGTCCGGAATACAATTTCACAGTCCCGTCTTTGTCTTGTTGCGCGGTCGTCCATTCCAGATCGGTATTCTTGAATAGCACATTAGCACTCTCAAGAAGCCTCAATCCTTCTTCTTTGGTAAATTGAATCATTTTCTTCCTTTCTGCCCTACAGGGCTAAAATGACCGCCCTCCGAAGAGGGCGGGGTCTATCCCAATCCTGATTAGGTATTGGTCACTTTCATGGACACGTTCCACTCCGGACGCTTGAGCCACGGCAGCGGGCGGGCTTTCAAGTAGCCCACGTAAGTACCGCGATCTTTGTCCAGGTCGGAGTTAGCGAAACGACGTGCGATGTGCATTCCACCGAGGATTGCTTCCGCGTCGAGGATCGCGCCGTTATACAGAACGCGCATGTCCGGACGTGCGGTGGACAGGAATTCCACATAGTCAGTACGGATGAAGGGAGTAGAAGTCCCTGTACCGTCTGCCAGATACGTTCCTGCATACTCGAAGAACGGGATTCCGCCATACGAACCAAGATACAACATGCCGTTTTCCTGGAAGTTGGCAACAAGGTCGCCAAGACCAGCTACGATACCGCTATCGGTCTTGATCGCCGTGATGGTGCCTTCTTCAAGCATCTGGGAGATAGCGTCAGACGCATTCTCACCACAGATCGCAACGGAGAATCCCGGTGCCGAGTACGGCTGTACCACACGCTTCGCGGATTTGATATCCTGCAAGGGGGCAGGAGATGCCGCGTCCCAATCGGTACCTACTGAGAAGGTATTAGCCGTGGGCTTCGAGTTCGTGACCTTAAAGGACGCGCCTCCTTCCACCTGATAACTAATCTCACCTTGAATAAGCTGTGAAATCATCCACTCAGTACGGTTGCGTACCAACTCTTCCATGTGTCCGAGATCGCTGGCGATCTGCTTCTCCATGGCGTTGCGATACACGTCGTCCCCGTTCGGAGAGAATACAGGCTCGCCTGCCGCTCTCTTCAGGAGCTGTTCATTACAGGTCAGAGCCCGCTTGATGTTGATGCTCGGGGTTTCGAGGATGTAGCTGTTACCGTTGAGCTGATCAACAGCAATAGCCTTGCCGTTCTTCTCGATCATCGGGGCCATTCCGGCCTGTCCGGTGAGTTGGTCTACCTGAACATACTCATGCGTCAGGTTTTCCTCCAGAGCGAGTGGGAAAAGCAGTTCGGTCAAAGCCTTCTTGCCCATCTCCCTCTTGTTTACCACTGCGGTCATCGCCCGCTTATCTACTGCTGCAATAATTGATGCCATGATTAATCCTCCTAGTGGATGTTGGGCAGGTCTTCGACAATAATGCCGCGAGACAATGCGTTTGCTTTGAGTTCTGCCGCCAGAGCGGTCACATCACCTGCCGCCACGGTGGGCGAGATGTAGGTGTACGAAATGCGTCCCTGAGTCATAACCGTACCCTGTACCTGTTCGGTAGCAGAGAGGGTAATCTCATCCGGCCATACGAATCCAACAATGTTGTGCAGTCCGTAGGTGCTGGTCCCCGCTGTAGCGGTGGCTGCTTCATCCGTACCGCCTGTAAGTTGGGTAACGTCGCCTGTAGAAACAACAACAGTTGTAATCTGCGGGTCTGCATCGAACGTGATGGTGTAGACGCCCGTTGCGAGTGTAACAGATGCCACGATGCCGGTCGATGCAAGGATGGTCGCTTCAACAACAGCCGCTGTGGCGTTGTACGCCAGTACCGTATTAGCGATGGCAATACCATCTACGGTCAGTCCCCAAGTGCCTCCGGTAGCTCCGCCGGTATCCACTTCGAGGGATGCTGGGTCGGGAGCAACCCACGCGCCGTAATATCCGGTCGTGGAGTTGTAGCCAACAGGTTCGCAACGGGAGAGCGTCTCAGCCCCTGCCGATGTGCCAAAGATGGCGATAATTCTTTTGTGCATACTCACCTGCTCGTACTCCGCGAAGATATCGTCAGCAGAGTATGTTACTAATTCTGGTTGTGACAATGCCATAGTAATTCTCCTTATTTGCTTGTCATGCTGGTAATAGCGGCTTCGATGTCATCTTTGGAATGCTCGTCAGACCCACCTGCGCCTAGAACGCCTTCCGGTGCGGATGCGTTGGTGCCGGGCTTGGCCGGAGCCTCTTCCTTGCCGAGATGCTTTTTAAGTGCTGCCTGATATGCAACAACTCCTGCGGTCGTGGTCATGTCTGCCGATGCTTCAAGCTCCGCCAGTGCTACCTTGTCTGCATGAGCCTGAACATCTTCAGGATTGGCCATATCGCCCTCGAATTCGATCTCAGTCTTGTCTTCGGGCTCTGCGTTAGCTTCTGCCTCGGCCTTGGCATCTGCGTCGGCTTGGGCTTGGGCTTTTGCTTCGTCGCGCTTATCCAACGCTTCAATAACGGAGGCAGTAGTACTTTCTACAATCTCCTGCTTTTCTTCGGGTGTCATAGGCATATCTACCTCCTTGGTTGTACCCGCTACACGATTTCGCAGGGCATTAACCCCGCGATCTAAAATTGTTTCTTCGAACTGCACCAAATCCCCGAACGCCTCGAAGGGATCTTCGTGGGCAGCGGCTTTTTGTTCGCCGGACACTACGACAGTGACGTTGTTGAACTTCTCGCTCATTTCGTCAGCGGAGTACCATGTCTCCGTGGCCATGAGTTCATTGATCTCGTCGCGCTCGCCTTTAAAATTGGTGCTGTACACATTAACCAGTGCGTCCTCGAACTTATCCAGCTCTCCCGCCATTTTACGCATGTCGTCCGCGTTGCCGAGTACGATGTTGAGTGGTTTGTGAATAAAAGTCATGGCGTTGTCCGGAATGAATATCCGGTCGCCGGAAAGTAGGAGGACAGAGCCCATGGAAGCTGCTTGTCCGACGTTATATGTGTGTATTGTAGCTCCGTGCTCTCGCAGGGCGTTGATCATCGCCATACCTTCCGTGATAACGCCACCTGGAGAATTAATCTCGATCTCAATGATGTCCACTTTGCCGAGTCCAGCGAGTGCCTGCTTGAATCCTCGGTACGACATCCCGAAGTAGTCCCACCCAATCGCTCCTTCGATAGAAATTTTACCTACCTTGCCCTTGCGGGCAATGGCCAATTCGGATTTCTTTTTCGGTTCAGGCATAGACTAGTCCTTGGTTTTGAGAGAAAGGTATTGACAATCCACCCCTAATACAAGTAGTTTTTGAAAAGAAAATTTCAGGAGGAAGATATGTCCAGACCAGCCCCCCATAATAGAGCCCTTAATTCGTCCGAATCCGGATGGGTCTCAAGGCTTAACGAAAACTTCTCTGAATGTCTGGACGAGCCTTTCCCGATTGGATTATACGCAGATGTTACAGCTCTAGGCACAGCCGCCGATCCAAAATTATTCAAAGATTGCCTTGCTCTGGTCGGGGTCTCCGGCTCGGCTGTTCTTTACTCGTCAGACGGGACGACTTGGAATCTATTTCGCGCACAGCTCGACAATATTGCCGATTTACCGACCGCCCCGCCTATTTCCGACATCAAGGATGCGTATAACGATCTTTTGGCTGATATGTTAGCCAAGGGTTGGATGGCGTCGCCTTGATATAACAACACCCCCTGCGCCTCTCTCCAACCGCTAGGATAGCCCAACGCCTACAATGAAGCGTACCAGTGGGGGTTATTTCTTTACCCTAAAGCAATCCTCTGACTCTGCGTAGCGTAGGGATAGAAGGTCATCACCAAAGAATCCGCCCGGTCAGGGCTCTTCCCAAGCTCTCCGCCCATATCCACGTCTGCCATGCGCTTTTTGTACTCGTCTTTGGTCTCGATCTTGATTCTGCCGTCCTTGTCGATGGAGTAGAGGCGGTTTGTGAGCTGTAAAATGGTCTTTCTGTCCTTCTTTTCACCCAAATACAGCTCTCCAGAGCGTACCATTTTGGCAAATTCGCACCACGCTTCGGTGATTTTATTGGCATATTTTGCCGAATTATGGGCTGTATTCTGGCTGTAGAACTCGTGAACACGCTTGCCGAGGCGTCTTTTGCTCCCTATATGCCCTACAGCGGCCTCGCCCATGCCTGACGTGTCCGGGACATACATGCAGTCCTTGTCTTTCCACTTGAATTGATCTTGCAAAACCACAGCCCTGTCCACCCAATCGAGAGGGTCAATGCCTGATTTAGCTTCGAGCTTGAGCAGGACTCGCCCGTTCCGGAAGCCGGACACACATTCGTCCCCTCCGAATCGGGCAAGGTCGATACCTATCTGCTTTGTGGTATCCGGATGCTTAAATGCCCTCTGATAAGCCTCTGTGCCGTAGCACTTATTCAAATCGTCCTCGCTGACGAGCACATTCGGGTCGAGGGAGGGGAAGTCCCCGAGTACAGCCACGCGGTACACGTCCGAGTCCTTGCCGAACTCCTCTTCGATCTCAATGTTGCGCTCCCCGGAGAACCAGTTCGTTATCGGGGTCTCCTCCGCGTTCCAATGAAGGGCTTTCCACGGATTTCCGGCCAGAGAGTGGAAGAAATCGAAGAATCGACAGGTTCTGGTGTTCGGGTTGCCCACGCAGAGCCATCTATTCAAAGCGACCTTGAGCGTACCCCTCTCTTCATACATCGCCCTCATAGTGGGGGACAGTGTGCGTGCTTTTTTATCATCGAGCACCTCTGTCTTCTGCTCTTCGGTCAGATTTTCCTTATTTCCGGTCAAAGTGTCCTGAATAGCCTGCATGATCGGCCTTGCCACACCGGAAGCCTCCTCACAATAGATCAGCAACCGTTCATTATGGATACCTTGGAAGTTCTCCGGTCGCGTGGCTGTGCGGATATAACATCCCCATATCTCGTTTTTATGGTATCTTAATGAGTACCCCCGCCCTGTGAAGTTGTAGAAGTAGCGAATCTGCGGGCTTCCGTCCATCACCCACTTCTGGGCTTGGGACAGCCACACATTTTTACACTGAGCCTCTGTTGGGGCAGTCACAACAGCCTGCGACAGGAAGTTGGTCAGGCTCCACCATGGAATCAGGGCGGCAGTGGCTGCTGTCTTGCCCGGCCCCTTGCCGGATCGCACGGCTATATTAGGGTATCCGGCCACGAAGGCATCAACCAGTTCCTGCTGCTGCCAAGTCGGGTCAAAGCCTATCTGGTCGAAGTAGAAATTGATGTCGGTCTTGCACCGAAGAAGAAATTGGGCTACAGGATCTTTCTTTACATCCTGTGTCCCGCCAAAAAAGCCCCCCTGTATGGAAGGCTGTGCTGTGCCGTTGTTAAAAAGGTTCACTTGCGATCCTTCCACCATGTCTTGAGGAGTATACGGGTATCTTTCCACCATATTTTAATGATTGTACCCGTACCCTCGAACAGCATAGAGGTATCTTCCTTCCAGATTTGGATAGTTTTACGCAGTTTTTTCATCTTTAACATATCCTTTCGGGGGCTTCTTCAGTGCGAGGGGGATTCCGCCGAAAGCAGTACCTGCAAGGGCTACAGACAGCCAATCGACAGCCACGCCGTGCACCTCTACCATGGGCTTGTTTACAATATCGAGCATGACGCGCCACGTTTCGAGTTTGGCTGCCTCTACGTTGTATACAGCCTCGTTTATCCCTACCAGCGTGAATCCCTTGATGTTGGGCACGTTGTATCCGAAAGCATCGGTAAGCGGGGGCTTGCGGGTGGGCATCATGGACGAACACCCTACGAAAAGGGTACAAGACACTGCGAACAGTACGTAAACGGCTACTCCTAAAGTTTTGAATATCTTTTTCATCAATGACCCAGTGCCTGTATGCGTGTACTTTCTACGTACTCCCCTAGTCTCCGTTTCGTGTGCATCGTATTCAGTCTACGTGCCTCTGGTTCCTTCAAACGCGCATCTCGCACCCAGGCCTTTCTGATATGGTCCGGAAATTCCCATAATCTAACGTAGGTCATCCTTCCTCCCTCTGCGGCTTGAAGAATTTACACGGCACATTGGTATCAATGGCAGAAAACGAATTGGTGAACTTCTCCAACGCGCCGAATGTCGCACTCAACCCGCCAGAAACCATCATGTCTGCCATTGCATTCATTTTATTTCCTCCATTTCACTAGAACCCCCTGAAAAACCCCGCCGTGCAAACGGCGATAAAGTACAACTCCTGCAACGAAAACCCATGTAGCATTGAATGGAACATCCTGTCCGCCATGTGCCGGGAGCCAAGTTTGTACTGGCACAGGAAATCGTGGACAAGCGAGGCGTGGTAGCACCATTGCTTCCCCGTCTTCGGATTCATGTTCCCATCCCATGTCCCGAACATGAGCGGCCCGATGCGGAACTTCGGGGAGCAACCGTTCCACGAATACCCTTTTTGGATGGTCAACCATCCATCCTTGATACTACCCCACTCGCGCTCGCACTCGTCTATCCACGGGACGAATACGCGGTAGTCCTCTTCAAGCGTCCATTTATAGATGGGTGTCATTTTCCTGAAAAGTGTTCCGCCGCATTACCCCCGACAAACACAAGTAAACAGATTTTCAGCGCACCAACATACTCCGCACCACTAACGCTATTCTCCCATGCCAACAGCGACATGGCGAGAAGGGTCAATAGGTACGCCGTGAATTTTCTTTGCCTTGTCATGTCATCCCCTCATCGTTAGCGGTCGAACCATCGCCAATATAACAATCAACTTTCTGAATCCTAGTTTTTTCACCCTATTCCCCTTTTGTTTTCATTGCTGCCGTCGCAGTCATGGTTTAAGGAACCCATCAGGTATGAGCCCACCCGCATGGGTGCTCTGGATGTTCCTGATGGTGGTCATACCCGGTTCATGGATGTCCAGTCCTGCCTTAAGGAGAGCGTCCATCAGGTATTCGTGGTATCCTATCATCATGCGACCCGACCACGGATCAGTCCTGAACGTGGCAAGCAACACTAAGGCCTCAAGCTTTTCATTCTGGTCGGCGATAACATTTGTCAAGCTGTCCACGGAATTCCGCAGTTGCCCAACCGCTCCCTGTGCTGATTCAACCGCCGCCTGTTGCTTGATGTCGCTTTCATTAAGGGCCTTGAACTGTTTGAACGACCAGCCCGTGTAAACCATGCACAGCATGACCATTATATCCAGCAGCCACCTTACCAACGTCTTCTTGTCCATCTTCTTCTCCTAGTTGCTGGATCGATCTTCAGTTTATCGTGCTCCAAATATTCTCCGCATCTTGAACAACAACCAAGAAGTTCCTGCACCCCAACAGGAACCCCGCAGTTGTTGCAATATCCGGCAAGTTTCATTTCTTCCTGAACCCGCTTTTCTTTGTTGGCGATCCACGCTGGATGTTGATGCCGGCCATCCTTGGCGGCGGAGGGTGCGGTTTCTTTCTCTCGGACACACGATAGAAGCCAGATGGATGGTTGTGGAAATAGTCCAGTTTGTCGTTGAGGGCGGTCTCGGAGTCGAAACGGGCGATGCGCTTCCAGTCGCCCTTCGCCAGGTCGCTGCAGTGGTAGAGATCATACCACTTCGATGCAACATGGATCTTGAACTGGTCTTCCGTCAGATTGTAGATCATGCCGTCTTCCCATTTTGCAAGCCGGGGGAATGCCGGAGGCCCCAAACCATCGGCGGGAGTCCGAGGACGCGGTTTACCGACCGCTCCCGGAACCGGCAAGGGGGGCGGGGCAGATTGCGCCCAGCACAAAGGGCCAATCCATAAAACAAGGATGACGTAGATGTATTTCATAGTCTGGCCTAGTCTCCGATACGTGTCCCGCACTCATCCGTGTAATACTCAGCCCATCTGGGCCCCTTCTTGTACCACAGCGGGGTGATGGCTGTGTCCTGGCTGTAGAGCAGTGATTGCTCGACCACGCAGGCAATATCCTTCTTCCACTGCTCGATCTGGTATTGGGCCAGATTGTATCGGGCGAGGAAGTCGTCGTAGTCGCGTTTGATATAGTTCTGCGTGGTGTCGTCCAGCCACCAGCACGTATAATCAAGAACAAAGGTATATCCTCCCAAATCAGGCCACCCTGTCTTCGGCGGGAAAAAACCAGTTCCCGTTGGGTGTGTGGTTGTTCCCAGAAAGGCTACGTCAGTCTTCCAGTTAGAGCCGTCCCAATAAATATCATACTCGATAGCACCGTTTTTGAGGTAGAAGCTAGGCCTCCCGTTTAACAACGTCTCTGCGTTGGGTATGTCTGCCTTGTCGGTACCAATGGACACCATAATATGTGACAAAACCCGCCCGAGGGTATCAGTCTGGATCAGCGACACCTCGGAGCCGTTGTGGACTTTGCCACCGGGGTGGTCGGAAACATGAATAAATCCCGCTGGTATGTCGGGCCGCAGAGGGTTCCCGTCTGCTCCATATGGAACTAGAATTTGCTTTGCCATGTTACACCACCCTCACAAGTTTAAGGCTGAAGGAATCTGAGTCCTGCGGAAGTCCCTGCGAGACGTAAGCGGTAGGCCCCTCGTTCCGATAGCAGTTATCGGCGGTGAAGTATTCAGCCTCTTCCACAATCACGTTCTTTATTACGCAGGCCGCAGGAGATGTTTGCCTTGCAAACCTGAACTCTCCGCTCACCGGAGCCGTATACGTCCCGTGGTAAACGCCGGGGTAGAGGAACTGCATGACCGTTGTAAATCCGTTCCTGAGCCCAGCCGTGCCGGACACAGATACCACCTCGAAGGAGTAGTGGTAGGTCTTGCCCGCTACCCATGAGAAACTGGTGCTCTCAAGCGGCAGGAACGATGAGGTGGACGGCATGGTGGCTTCACCGTTCGCAATGGTCCACAATCCCGACTTGTCCCACCCCGTATCAGATTCAAAGTAACCATTCGTGATGAGTGTCGGGCTTCTCTCCGTCATCTCGGCATACGAACCCGTGTCTTTATACCAAACCTTCACATCATCCGTACCCCACGCAGGGGGCTTGTTGATCTTATATGTAAGCGGCGTGCTCAACCCGTAATCTGTTCTCGTCGCATGATCACCAACAACAGTAACCACAAAATCATCCCCCACCATTTCATACGATATGTCAGGTTGATTAACGTCGCGCAGATACTTGTAGTTGAAATAACTGTCTTGATCCGTGTACCAGACCTCGGGCTTGTTTCCGATATACTCAGCCCACGCCGTCCAATCTGCTGACCGGGAACCATCAAAGTAATGAGTATCGGAGCCAGGATGATAGTAGATGGCGTACACCCCGCCGTTATCGTATGCGTAATCAAAGTCATTGACATACTGCCCGCCAAGAACCCTGTCGGCATTAGAGGTCAGCCAGAACGGCTCCAACATCCCGTGTTCTGGGTTCCATACAATCTCAAAGCTCGTGGGAGCCCTGGCAATACGAGCATTAGCGGAACGCAGGGCAAGATACTTAGCCGCTGACATCGTTGGATAGACATAAGTTAGGTAATCATCTTTGGTATAACCAAAATCCCCCCATCCACCAAACTGCATGAACGATGTCTGATATGGAGCAGCCTTGTAGGTATGGGTGTCCGGGAACGTCAAATTAGCCATCATGATGCTTTTTGACAGAACATATTCCCGTATCAGTTCTTCCTGCGTACCCTCATATACGGTTGGATGACTATATGAATGGTTTCCTATAAGATGGTAGCCATCTTTATCAGCCATCTCAGCGATCATAAGATCCCACGAATCAGCATCCTTGTTTTCGCCAACAACAAGCCCAGACGTGACGCAGATATTATACGTCTTCAGCCATGCCGCCATCGCCATATGATTATTCCAAAACTCGTCAACCCCATGTCCTATATACTTATATAGCCCGTCCTGCATAGCCATTACCGCCGAAACAGAGTTATTGTAATATTTGGCAATCGAGACATCTGACTCCTCATACAAAGAAAACCCGACGGAGCTGTTGCCGGAGCCGCCTGTATCCCTTGTTCCCCACATTGCAGACGAATCGCTGGACTCTATATCCATATGGATCCCGCTACCTGCCCTGCTGTACAGAGCATCAAGCTCGCCTTCCTCAAAGGTGAAGTTAGCCATGTCCACGCCATCGCGTTCATGGCGAAGTAGCGACCAGCTGGCATTCAGCTCTCTTGATGAACCGCCCACATTGTCAGAGACTATATTAAACTCCATCCCGACCATTGCTACAGCCAGTACCTCTCGAACAACGCCGTCTATTGCGATAGATGCAGACGCTGAATCAAGTATCGTGATGGTGCATTTTCGCCTGCCGTCTGCCACTTTGAAATAAGAGCCTACAGATGTTCTTTGCGCCCCGCCATTTTCGCGTATAATTATCTTTCCGGTATCGGTGTCTTGCAGATTAATACTGTCCGCTTTCGTGGGGTAATATGACAGTATTCCACGGAATCCGCCGCTCGCGCCGGAGGCGTTTGACAGTACAGCAAGTTCAAACTCAACAATGTCACCGACATCAAGAGCGATCGAATACTTGTTGCTTGCCGACTGCTTCAGGTGTGCCCGCTCGTCAACCCCGTTGAAAACAAGGCAATTAACATCCCTGATGGCAACAGGAGTGAGTCTAGAATACCCTATATTCCATGTGCCGTTAGTGATTGTAGCGTCGTTGCCATTCCCTGAGCTATCAATAAGCGTGTTGCCCTCGCCCTCGTCTGTCGCGTAGGAAAAATAACCGCTCGCTGAAATATCAGACAGGATCCCGGTGTATTTATTGGACCCTGAATAATCCCATCCCAGTCTGGTGGCAGACGCGACACTTATGCTCCCGACGGCTGTATCTGTGTCCTTAACATCTCCATCAAACGATAGCGTCAGGGTGCCTCCGACATTCTTAAATACTATATCGTGTCTGAGGCCGTCCTCTTGATATGGTGATATATCGAATACGAGGTCAACCGCGTTATGGGAGCAGTATATACTGCCAGCTATTTGCTGTATCCGTATCCCATCGTCGTTGCCTTCCCTGCCCTCTAAAAGCACGGGGTATCCCGACGCGGCGAACTGCCCAGAGATCGCTATCTCGTAATCAGAATTTCCATAATTAAGGGCCACGCCTGTATCGCATGCAGTTGTTGTTCCGTTAAATATTACGCCATCACCCACAGGCAGACTGATACGATCCTCAATGGTCAGGCCGTCCGTGGTGCCTGTAAGCCACTGAATAATGCTATCCGGATCGGGGGGACGTAGCACCCCGAAGGCACCGGCATTGTTGAAGGGTACGCCTATAGCTGTTCCAAGTGCTGGCATATCAGAATCCTCCCGTCAATCCAAGGCACCTACACCCCTTCTCTAAGTCGTGTGCTGGCATAATCCTACCCCTCTAATTCGATTCTCTGGAGCCGCGAATGCCCACAATCAATCCTGAATCAACAGAGATCGCGGAAATAATGCCCGGCACGAACAATCCGGCAATAAGAGTGACCCCTATCAGGTCGGCAGCGTCTGCGACCCCCGCAGCGGTGATCCCGTCAAGGGTGGCTTCTTCAACGACAGTGAATCCGGTCAAGTCATCGTTCCGGTTGATTCCAGCGTCATAGGAAGTGGTGGTGGTCCCGAGCACGACACAGCCCTGCTCGCCCTTGATATTGGTAACATGCGGCATAGTATTCTCCTTTTATTAATGAGCGCAGACATCCGGGGCTGATTCTGTCCCTTCCCCCTTTTGTCCGTACAGCT